GTAGGTCTCTAGTCCAAACTTCGGAGCCTTCTCTACCCACGCGTCCGTCCCGTTCCACTCGACCAGCTTCCCGTTTGGATATGTCCCGCCGTAGAGCTTGCCATTGAAGACGGCGAGAGAGTAGATGCCGGTCTCTCCGCCGAGCTTAGGAGCCCTCTCTACCCACGCGTCCGTCCCGTTCCACTCGACCAGCTTCCCGCCAAGAACTCCTGTCCCACCGTAGAGCTTGCCGTTGAAGACGGCGAGAGAGAGGATAGAGGTCTCCGCTCCGAGCTTCGGAGCCTTCTCTACCCACGCATCCGTCCCGTTCCACTCGACCAGCTTCCCGTTTGGATATGTCCCGCCGTAGAGCTTGTCGTTGAAGACGGTGAGAGCGTAGATGATGGTCTCCGCGCCGAGCTGCGGAGCCTTCTCCTCCCACATATTATCGGTCAAGGTGGCGCGTACCCTTCCATGCGTCGGCTGTCCCTAGCCCGCCCGTGACAAGCGTCACGACCTGCCCCGCCGGCGCGCCCGACTGCGTGTCGTCGTTGTGCGCGGGCGTGACCTCGCTCGTCTCGCCGACGAGCCGGGTTGGCTCTGAGTGGCAGAGGACCTCACGAATGGACATCTTTACTCCCAAGTGGCACATATCCCGCTACGGCAAACCCGTGCAGAATATATCCAGCAGGATCGGCCACAGAAGCCACAATACTGGCTTCCAGAAAACGGCCTCACAGATCGCTTCAGAGCGATGCGCGACAGTTCCAAGCCCCGCCACACCTCTCCTGTCGATTCCACGCAGCTCAGGGCATCCACGCGCCACTAATGCGTGTCTCGCGCGGCCCCCGCCACCCACCGCGCTATGGATGACCCCAAGCGGTCCACGAGCGTCGGGAGGTAGCCCTCGAAGCCGAGCTTGAGATAGGCCCTCTCCGGCAGGTCGACCTCAGTCGCCAGGAGGAACATGGCCCCCCCGCGCACCCCATTCTTGATCTCTTCCTTCAGGAACAGGCCACCGACCAGCTTCCCCTTGCGGAACGGTATGAACACGAGCTCTCCGCCGGTGAACTGACGCGGCCCGAAGCCTGCCGTGCGAGCGACGCCGGCGGCAGTCTTTGCCCTGTCGGTCGGGATCGCGAGAGCCTTGGCCGTCTTCGGCTTGATCGTCGGATACGGCGATGCCGCGTTGTATCCACGCGTGCCGAACTCCTGAACGCCGGCATACGGGAGAGCCGGGCCGCTGAATACTCCGACCCTGATCGCCGGGCCGAACCGCGTCTGCTCGGCGCGCCCGACGATAGACCGGCGAAGGTTGCCGGTCCGCGTGGCGATGAACTGGCCCGCCATCCCACGCTGAACGGCCCCCGCCGCCTCAGTCGCAAGACGGGAGAGCTCGGTCATGAGCTCGGCGGCGAACCGCTCAGGAGTCCATCTGCGCTCGAGCTCGTCGAGCGTTCGGATCGACTCCTCCGTGAGGCGAACCTCGTACATCAGCGGTGCCTCCTGTGGAGCGCGGCCTGAGCCTTGAAGTGCGGATGGACGTCCGCCGATACCATGAACGAGACCCCGCCGGCCGGCCCCGTGATCCCGCTCAGGATCGACTTCTCGCCACGATGCCTGAGGAGCGCGTACTGACACTGAATCGCGAGCGCCTCGCGGACGTCCTCGGGACAGGAGCTCTCGTCGAATCCACCGGAGTACGTGACACGGACGTTCATGAGCCAAGGCGTCACGCGCGGGAGCTTCACGAGCTTCCCGCTGCTCGCCAGGAGCGTGAACTCATCCTCGTCCAGCGCCTCGGGATCGTCACCGTCGTCCCAATCCTCCACCGTCACCGTGCCGGTCTCGTCGACAGGAGTCAGCGAGAGCCACGCCGGAGCGAACCTCTGCCAACTCTCGTCAAGCATGAACGTCTGAACGTGCCCCGCACGGTAGTTCCAGAGGCGATTCGTCCGCACCTCCCATAGCCCGATCACGTTCGCCCTGATGATCGAGAGCTGGTCGTCGTCAGTAGGGCTCAGCTTCAGCCTGTCGCGTAGCTCCTTCAGGCTGATCACGCTGTCACCTTTCCTGTCACCTTCACGTACATGTTGTCGGTGACGTAGACGTTGCCTCCGATTGTGACCTGAGCCTGAGCGACGTAGCTGCCGACGGAGAGCTTCGCGGTATCGACAGCGGAGAGCGTGAACTGAAGCACGCCCTTGTCGCCGCCCGGCTCGATTGTCACCTCGACTCCAGACTTCGTTATGATGGGCGTCTCTCCGGCCGCCTCCGCGATGTCGACCTTCGGAACGCTGGCACCGGACAGATCCTCGGGGGCGTCATTCTCGTCGAGAAGATACAGGCGAACGACGCGGGCCCCACCCTTCACGAGAGAGAGCGCGTCGGGGATCGTCTCGGGAGCGTAGCTCATTCCGCGAGCCTCCTGTGAGACAGCCTGGCTCGCACGCTACGAGTGCGCGCGAGTGCAACGCGGACCTCGGCCGGCTCATCAGGATCGGTCTGAATGGGATCGGCCGGTGAGTCGAACAGCATGGGCCCGTCGAATCCGGCGCGCGGGCCGCGGCTGAAGTCTGGCATCCCTCATCCCCCGAAAGCTACGGGCTCGACGGGCCGTGGCCCGCCGAGCCCGCACAGAGAGAGGCGAGTCCGGTCCAGCACGGCTCGCTAGAGCACGGTCCCGACGGGCAACATCTTCGCGAGCAGCCCGTCGAGCTGCGCCGTCGGCTTGTCCATCACGTCCACGACGAGCGCGGTCGCGCCGACGATCACCGCGTCCTGCCCGTTCGTGTTCGTGATGCTCAGGCGATAGGCGTTGTACTTGAGGCGCTCGATCGGCAGCGTCCCGAGCACGACGCCGGCGCCCGACTCGTCTGCCGTCCCCGTCACGGTGATGGTGTCGAAGACGAGGTCGTTCCCGTCCACGTCCTCGACGGCCTCCCAGGTCGTGCCGCCGTCCTCGGAGCCCTCGACGGCGATGGAGAGCTCGGACGTGGCCGCGGCTCCCGGATCGCCGTGGGCGACCTCGATGACGAGCGCGCGCCCGTTCGCGCCCGGCACGACCGCCACGCCGTCGACGGCGACTCCGTTGCCCGCGATGCTCTGCGGCATGAGCGCGAGCGCCTGCACGACCTTCTCGTGGAACGTGCGGTCCATTGTAGGCTCCTCCGTGTCCGACGGCTCCCTCGTCCTCGCCTGGCTGGTCGGGCCCACTCATGCTGACCGGCGCGCGCTATGCGGCTATGCAGTCTAGTCGCGCATCTGAACGTCGGGGCACACGACGATGCCCTTGCCCTGGCGCTTCTGGATGTCGGCCCACATCCTGATCTTGACGAAGATGTTGTCGGTGGCGAAGCCGAGCCCCTTGCCATCGTCGTCGGCGATCTCGATGCCCGCCCACCGGCCGAGGATGACCTCCGACCAGTTGCCCATGAAGACGTCGCCGTAGGAGCCGTCCGTCTCCGTGGTCGGCCAGCCGGCGCTCGCACCCGGCACGCCAGACGTCGGGACCATCGTCGACTTGTCGAACGCCCCGATGAGCTCGGCGAGCCGCGCGTCGCTGAGCATCGGCGCACCGATAAGGTACGGCCTCTGGTCGACCTGGGCCGAGTAGTTCTGTATCTTGAGCTGCTTGAGGCGCCGGAAGTACCTTGGCGCGCTGATCGTCGCGAACGACTCGTTGGGCGTGACGTTCGCGTCCTCGAGCGCGCCCTGCATCTCCATCAGGCCGTCGTAGTCGAGCTCCCCGCCGGCAGCGTCGGCCGGAGCTTCCGTGACGAGCTTGCCCGTCTCGGCGCTGAAGAACTGGATGTCCCTCGGGCCCGTCCCCATCGTCATCTTCATGAGGCCACGGGGCTCGTTCTCGTTGCCCTTCCCGTAGGGCACCGTGCGGTCGAGCTCGGCGGCGAGCGCGCGGATCATGTCGTTCCGCATGAGCGTCTCGTAGCCGAACGAGCTGAACTTCCGCATCTCTTCCGTCAGCTTGGCGAGCACCGTCAGCTTCTTGGGGACCAGGCTGATGTTGCCGGCCTTGACCATCGACTCGACGTACGGGTCCTGCTCGCCGAGCCAGAACGCGACCATCCCTCCCTCGAAGGCCGGGATCTTGACCGGGTTGCCGACGAGCCCGTCGATCACGGATACGCGCGTGGTGCCCTCGGCGTCGAGTCCGATGAACACGCTGCGCCGGTAGATCGCGCCGATCACCTCGGGGATGACCTGGTCCGGCACGAAGTATCCGCCCTCGGAGTCGACGCCCATCGTCTGACCCTTCGCGCGAACGGCGTCGAACATCTCCTTCTCGAAGCCGGCCTTGGCCCAGTTCTTCGAAGCCACCGCGACTGCGGCGCGGTGGATGCTGAACTTGTCGGCGTCCTCCTCGAGCCCAGGGACGTACAGGCCGCCCTTCCAGTTGCGGATGCGCTTCACGAGCTGATCCTGCTGAGCGACGGACCGCTCGACGCGCGCCGCGAGCTCCTTGACGTCGATCTCGCCGACGGCCATCTTGATGGCAGCGATGTCTGCCTCGAGCGACGGCAGCTTCTCCGCGATGCCCTTGATGCTCGAAACGCCCTCGCGCAGAGCGGCCACGTCCTGCTCGTTGAGGTTCATCTGACGCCCTCCTTGTCAGCCCTTGTCAGCGTGCATCAGCCACTGGAATCTAGCCGCCACCGGCCCGCTTTGCAAGAGCTTTTCCGGTGTTTTCCCTAAGATCGCTCAGGAGCGCCGACAGCGCCTGAGAGCTGTCCTGCTCGTGCTCGCGGCGAGCCCCGTCAAGATCGCTCCTGAGGTCCGCCACGTCACTCTTGAGGCCGTCCACGTCGCGTATCACGACGGCGAGCGTGTCGACGGTTGTCGCTATCACCATCTGAAGCTCTTCCAGCGTGGGCCCCGTGCGCCCGCCCTCGTCTCCGGCGGGCTCGGTCGGCTCCGGATCGGCGACCTCGTCCAGCGTCACCGTCTTCGCCGCCGGCGCACAGCTCCGCTCCACCGCCGAGTCAGGCTCGACGGGGTGAGCCACCGACTTGTGATCCTCTATCGCCACGTTGGGGTAGAGCCCCCGCCACATGCGACGCATCGCGGAGTCCATCCGCGACCACACGTCCTCGCGGCCGACGATGAGAGCGTCCTGCCGGGCGAGCTCGCGGATGGCGATGACGTCAGTGGGTCGCAGCCCGCCGGCCGCCTTCGCAGCGACAAGGATGTTCAGCGCGCCTGGGTTCGCAGGGACGCTGCAGTGAGAGTGCTCGATGAGCTCGTTGTCCTGCAACAGGTATCCGCCCTCCGGGATCCCGAGCTCCTCGCGCGCCTCGTCGCTCTCAGGCACGACTACCTTGCCCGGATAGAATCCGACGGAGCCGGAGCGCAGGAATCCTGCCTTGGCAAGCCTGAGGACTGAGTCAGCCTGAGGCGACACGTCGCCCGGGGCGAAGAGCTCCACGAGCAGGAGAGCCGGGCCGGAGTAGTCGTCGCCGTCGTCTGCGCGTTCCTCGACGCTCCAGTGGATCGAGCTGCCGATGGGCGGCGCCCCCCACTCGTGGCCCCACAGCACGAGCGGGTTGCGAGCGTAGTTGTCGAACCGCCACGACTGCTCGACGATGTCGCCGTCACGGTCGACGCGCTCGTCGCTCGCCCACACCTGGATGACGCGCTTCTCGTACCCCTCCTGCCACGGCATGCCGACTTCGTCGGCCCACGCCATCATCTGCTCGGCCGACAGCTCCTTGACGGAGAGCGGACGTGTCCCCATCTTCACGATCATCGGGCCGGCGTCGCCATCGCGCACCATCGTCTGAGACAGGATGCCGAGGAGCCTCGCGCGGTCCAGCGCGTGCCTCACGCGCTCGACTAGCTCGCCGGTGTCGGCGACTCGAAACGTGCCGGGCGCGGCTTCCATCAACTCCCTCGTGACCTTCATCGTGCTCTCCTCACTCGGCCGACGGGATGTGTATGCACCGGCAGTTTATGACCTCCGCAGACGGCCCGAGCGGGTCATTCGGATACAGGAGACGTCCGAATCCGGTCGTCGAGTCCAGTCTGTCCGCGAGGTAGTCGTGCGTCAAGGGACGTGAGCCGATCCTTCCGAACTCCTGATGGTTCACCCTGACCTCTTCGTCGCCGGCCGTCACCCAATCTGCGTACCTGAAGCCCTGCGCCTCGAACATCGACTCGCGCACACCGTTCATGAAGCCGGCCGTCTCCGTCCGAGCCACCTGAAGCGTCTTCCAGTCGGAGCCGGCGACGTTGTAGACCTCTGCAACGCGCTGGCGAAGCTGCCCGAGCGTCTCGCCTTCCTGCAGTCCCTCAGACAGCGACCGCCTGAGGTTGGCCTGGATCGTGACGGGCGTGGTCCCGACGAGCCTCCGCTGGTGCGCGTCGAAGAACGCCATGATGCGCGGGTCGTCGATCCCGAAGACTGGTATGCCTCCGAGCTCCTGAACGGTGAAGCTGAACACCGCGTCTAGCCCACCAGCGTAGATCGGACGGACAGTCCCGCCGAGCCGATGCTGCATGTCTCCGACGTCGACGAGCGCGGCCAGCAGGTCGAGCTTGTCCTGCTTGACGGCCTCCATGATCGCCCGGCGAGCTCCGGCCACCTCGTCGAAGAGCTCGAGCTGCTCGGCGCGCTCGACGCGCAGCCACTTCTTCCACGCCGCCGCGAACACACGCTCGAGCGGAACCTGCACGCCGCGCATGAGCGCGTTCCACCGCGCCAGATTCCGTCCTCGGCTCGACTGCTTCGCGCTGGGCCTAACCATGTCAGGTTCTTCGTCGACGTCGGGCTCATCCTCGTCGTCGTCTGCGCCGGGCTCGCCGGGAGCCGGAGCGGGCGCGGGCCCGAGTCCTCCGATCACGTCACCCACCGGCGCGAGGAGCGGACTGACGAGAGCGATGTCGCTGCCCTCGTACTCACCCACGTCAACCCCGACGAGCTCGAACGCCATCGACGGCGGCATGTGAAGCTCGTTCCCGGCGAGCCCGCGCGCGTCGAGAACCTTCGCGGTGAGGCCGGTCTTGAGAGCCTCCACGCCCGACAGGTCGAACGCCGCGACTATGTTGTCCGTCTCTGGCAGCAGCATCGTGCCGTCCAGCACGTCCTCCATCATCCGAATGATCGGGAAGAGGAGCTCGTCCCAAAACGTCCTCTTCTGCCCGAGCGCGGTCGCATAGTTCAGGTCGTCGGTGATAGAGAGCATGGCCTTTGGCACGCCCTCGACGGCGAGTATCTCGTCGCGGTCCCACCGCCTCTGTTCGAGGTACTGCATGTCGGCCGGCGAGAGTCCTACCTGGAAATACTTGGCGTTGCCGCCGGGGAGGATTCCGAGCCGTCCCCGGTTGCCAGGACCCTTGTGGCGATTCTCCCATCGCTCCCTGAAACGCTCCTCCTCGGCCTCGTCGGCGAAGTCGCCCTCGAACGCGATGAGACCGGACGGCTCCGCGCCGTTCGACAGGATCGACTTATTGTGAGACGTCGCCAGCATGTCTATCGTGATCCCGGCCGCTGCCGCGGTGATGGGGCTCATCCCGCGTATCGGATCGTCGGGATTCGTGAACTTGAACTGCACCACCTCGTCGAGGTTAAGGATCGTGACGACGTGAGCGCCGAGCCCCCATATGTCGCCGCTCTTCGATACCTTCCAGGCGACAAGCCGGCCGTTCTTCTTGATGGGCGTGAAGCGGTCCGGGTTGACCGGCCATATCTCGGCCGCCGTCTCGCCCGCGTTCAGCCTCTTCCCGTCCTCTCCGGAGAGAATCCAGAACGACTCCCCCCTGAGCTGAAGCCAGAGCACAGTCGCCTCGACGAGCTGCTGGCCTGTCATGACCGGGTTTGGCTTTGCGAAGAGGAGCGATATCTCGTGCTCGGGGTCCTGTTCCAGCCCCTTGCGCGACAGCGAGACGCCGTGGCGTCTGGCGTTCCACCGGAGGTGTCGAGCGACGGCCGTGCGGTTCCGCCCGGCCCTCGGTCCCGTCCACGGCCTGCCTGCGCGCTTCGCCCTCATAGCGCGCGAGGCGATCTCGTCCTCGGTCTCGATCCACACGCCGAGCGAAGCCTGCGCCACGTTCCTCGCGGTGACGGTGGCCGCGGCGTAGACCCACGCGTGGTTGTGGTACGGCTCCTGAGCCCTGATGATCGGCGCGCTGTCGAGCCCGTAGAGCCTCTGAACGTATCCCGAGAATGACTTGAGCATCCCGAGAGCGGTTGCGCGGTCCGTCTTATAGCCGTTCCCGTTCCCGTCCCCCGTCCACGGGATACCACGATGATCCAGGATGACGGAAGCACCGCCGGCTGAGCCGCGCTCTCCGTCTCTTCCCCGACTCCGGTCGATCATCTGCCCCTCGCCTCTACGACTTCGGCACGACCACGGTCATGATCTCATCGCCCTCGTCTGTGTCGCCGAACGTCACGACCTGAAGGTACTGCACGTTCGGCGCCGGGATGTCCTTGGCGTCGATGCCAGCCTTCCATCGCAGAGGTTTCTTGGGCCCCACGATCACGCGCGCAAGGTGTGCGAGACGCGCGGCCGGAGCCTTGCCGAACGGCTGAAGCGCCTTCACCGTGAACCTCTTCAGCTCAGCTAGCGACTTGGCGACTCCGTCGATGGTCTGCCTCGTGACGTCGATGGAAACCTTGCGGCCGTCCATCTCGACCACGAGCCGCTTCCCCCCGAACGAGAGCACGGCGTCGACGGTCGACTGAAGCGTGAGCACGACGGCCGACTTGCCAACGCGCCCCTTCGCGATGGTGATCGCGTCGGCTCCCGCCGGCCTGCGCTTGTCAGGCTGCTTCGACTTCGGCTCCGGCTCGGGCTCGGGCTCGGGCTCCGGCTCCGGCTCCGGCTCGGGCTCGGGCTCGGGCTCCGGCTCCGGCTCCGGCTCGGGCTCGGGCTCGGGCTCGGGCTCCGGCTCCGGCTCGGGCTCGGGCTCGGGCTCGGGCTCCGGCTCGGGCTCGGGCTCGGGCTCGGGCTCGGGCTCCGGCGCCTCTCGAGCCGCCTCGTCCTTCAGCCGAGCCTCTTCGAGCATCTCGGCGCGCTCCTCGGGCGTCTTCCCCGCGAGCGGGTCGACCGCCTCGCCCTTCAGCCGAGCAGCCTCGTCGCCAGGCGTCATGTCGCCAGGCGTCATCTCGACCGCTTCGCCCTCGTTCGGTGCCATCGCGGTCCCCCTCTCTCGTCCGACTACGTCAGCGCCGACGTGTTCGGCGCATGACCGATGTAGACCTTGCAGAGCGGTATCAGCACAGCCGCACCGACGGCCGCGACGTACGTCCTGCCGAGCCAGCCGTCAGGATCGCCGAGACACGGCTCCGTGTAGATGCCAGTCGCCTCGACGGTCTCGTTCTTCCCGCTCAGGTCGTCGGTGTCTCCGACGACGAACGAAGCGCCGTGATCCTTGATCACGACCTGCAGGACGCGCTTCTTCTCGGCGTCGGCGAGAAGGCCCTCGATGAGAGACCACAGCGTCGCGGGCGAACCCGTCACCGGTATCTCGATCTCGAGGTAGCGGATGTATTCCGCCTGAGTGACCTCGCCGTTTGCGTTGCTCATCGTTCAGCTCCTTGCGCCATCCTACAGATACCTGATGCTTACGATGCCTGAGCCACCGTTGCCACCATCTCTGCGTACATCTCCCGGATTGGACGCACATCCACCACCGCCACCACCACCAGTATTTGCGTCCCCATTCTCACCAACCGAACTCGTAGTGTGGTCGCCACCATCGCCACCACCGCCGTCGCCGCCTGTCCCACGGGTAGATCCAGTATGCAGTCCACCGCCGCCACCACCACCAGCATAGGTTACAGAAGAACCGCTGATGCTACTGGCGGTGCCTGCACCACCATTTCCAGAAACCGACGAAGTTGCATCACCACCCGCAGCAGAAGCTCCACCGCCACCGCCGTTGCCGTAATTGCCAGAGGCGATATTATCGCCCCCGTCGCTACCCTGTCCTCCGGTACCGGCACCGCCAGTTAAGGCAGAACCATCAGTTCCTGCACCGCCGCCAGAACCGCCCCCACTTCCATTAGAACCATTACGACTACCGCCACCACCACCACCAGTTGCAGTGACGCCAAGAGCAGAAGAATCTACGCCATTGACGCCGTTTGATCCAGAATTCGCAACAGCCCCGTTACCACCACCCCCAACGGTGATTGGGTAGGCTTGAGGAGTAACGGCGAATCCTGTCCCAGTACGAAACCCACCCGCCCCGCCACCACCACCCGCACCTTCACCACCACCACCGCCACCAGCCACGACGAGATATTCCACGTTCATAGCAACCAAAGCCGTGAAAGTCCCATCCGCCGTAAACGTGTGAATCGTGTAGCCACCAGAGTAACTAATGGTGCCACCCGTGGCCTTGGCAAGGCTAAGGCCCATGATTTTACTGAGTGTAGATTTTGAGACACCCATCGCCTTCGCGATGTTGGCGGTGGTGACCCCCATCAGCTTAGCGATGTTAGCCATGTTTACACTACCTCTGCTGTCACCGGGCTGGGATCGAAGATCATCTTGTCGGCGTGATACGCCATGCCGACTATCTGGACGATGTCCCCGCTACCGCTGGGAGCGGTCTGCGTCAGGCCGCCCGCAGTCGTCGAGGCGTAAATCAGTCCACCGACGGTCCAGGCCCAATCATCGTCGCGAACACGCCCCGTCACCAGCATGGAACATATCTGGTCCGCAGTCTTGGATTCAAGCGCCATCCGCAGGCCCGGCATAGATGCCGCCGCATCGGCATCGGCTTTCCACCACTTACCGTCGCTCTTCAGATAGAGCAGGTCAGGGAGTGCGACTGCTTCGCCGACGGTCCCGGAGTCGAAGATCGCCTGCGTCCCTGCAGAGTTATCAGCCGCAGGCTCGTTGAGCGTGACCGCGCCACCACCACCACCCGGCGGAGCCGCCCACGTGCCGTCCGCGCGCAGGTAGTTCGCGGTGCCGCCGCCGAGCTTTGGGAGTAGGCCATGTATGCTGGTCGTCGCGTCCAGGTCAGTGTTGTCGTCCGGCGTTGCGAGGTCGTCCAGCTTGATCGCGTCACCGCCACCAGACTGATGGGATGCGGCGTGCACTTGCGCATGATGGTCATTCACGCCGATGCTGGCAAGCTGCGCATGAGTATAATCGTTGGCTTGCGCCGTCACCGCGCCAGTACGGCTGAAGACCGAAGTCACGCTGTCGGTGTTGTCGATCTTCTCGTAGATGGTTCCGTTGTGGACGACCCAGTCTCCGATGTTGTAGCTGACCGAACCGGAGCCAAGATCCTGTGTTCCAGCGACGGACACGACATAGTAGTGACCCTTCGTGCCGGTCGCGTCGGAAAGCGTCGGAGTATTGGTGTTGGCGTTCCAAGTACCCTGATAGTTAATGGAGCCGATGAGGGCGGCAGGCATCCATTCGATGGGGAGCTTGCCAGTACCGTCTGCCTTTGGGATCGCTCCGGAGGCAGCCGTCACAGTCGCGACTTCGTCAGCCCCACCATTCTTATGCGAGCTTTCATGGGAGACCGGAGCGCGAGCATCGGAGAGCCGAGCGTCATTCCCAGCGCAAGCGGTCTGCGCGCCGGTCCCAATCGTGCGCAGTGATCCCGTACCAGCAACAGCATCAACCGTCATGGCGTCGCCGCCACCGGGTTCATGCGACGTCTTGTGCGCCTTGGGCGGCTGTGGATCGGCGAGCTCTCCACTCAGACCGCCCACTCCGACCTCATCGCCCCCGCCGTTCTCATGCGTCGTGGCGTGGAGTCCGCCGCCGCCGCCGCCCTGAGCGTCCTGCCCTATCGCCGTCCCGAAGAGTCCTGAGAGTGCCATGGCGATCCCCTATCGAGGCGGCGGAAGTCTCTCGAGCACGCGGTCAATGCGCTCCACCAGCTTCGTCTGCTCCATCCGAAGTCCGTCCACGCTACCGTCGAGCTCCACGACCTTGCTCTCAAGGTTGTTGATGCTCTTCCGGATCACGGCGCGATCCTGAATGTATGGCGACGTCTCGGCGACGATCTGCTTGACCTCGGGCTCCTGGCAGGCCCCTCGGTCTATCATCGCCGCAACCTCGGTGCGTCCAGGCGTGTCCTTGGCGAAGCCGAGCCACGAGATGACGCCGGTCACGACCACGCCGATGAGCGCGACCGCGAGCACCCGCCATACGCCGTTACGCTCGCCGATCATCACTCGTCCCCCCTCAGGTTCATGAACTTGGCGCGTGCCTCGGTCGGAAAGTCCCTCGGGTCGGTGACGATGATCATGCCCGGGAACAGGTCTGCCCTGGCCTTGACCTCTTTGCCGTCCAGGCTCTTCACCCAAACGTGAACGCCGTACAGCTTCTGTGCGAGGCGGACCGGAACGGTGGGAGGAACGATCACCGCCCGCTCCATGCAACCGCCGAGGAGGAGCGCCAGCGCAACGCCGCAGAACATCCACGGCCAGAATCTGTGCGCGTTGGGGAAGCGATAGTCACGCGTTCCGACTCGCCGGTCTCCTCGACGGTGGTACAGGTACACGACGGCTCCGATCACGAAGCCTCCGAGGAGAGCCAGCGCGAGCAGGGACACGACCAGAGCCCACGTCGGCACCGCTTCAAGGATTGAGAGTGTCAAGGTCCACCCCCTCGAACTCGGAGAAGGCCCGCAGCGCACGCTCTCGCATCTCGTCGTCGCGCTCGTCCGGCTCGATGGTGCGGGCCTCGTCCCGCATGATCGCCGGGAGCGCCTGAAGGATCGCCTTCAGGAGCACCTCGACGATCATCAGGACGGTGGCCTTGACGGTGTCCACGGAGTCTCCTACGGGAGGACGTCGCTAGCGCCGTCTTCGACAGCCGGCAGCTCGTTCGCCTTGGCCTCGGCCGTGAGCCTGGCCGCGGCTGCATCAGCCTCGGACTTCTTGCGGCTCTCGACCATTCCCTTGACCTTCTCGGCCGCGTAGGCGACGAATGAGGTGCCCCTGGCCTCCTCGCGCTTGCACTGCTCCTCGGCGATCTTCACGGCCGTCCGGCCGTTCGTGTAGCCGAGCACGCCGAGCACGGTCAGGACCCCTCCTACGATGGTCGAGGCGAGCGACCCCTCGACGACGGCCCCGCTGGCGAGGATGAAGCCGGCGAGCACCGCCGCGAGCGAGAGCCAGAACTCCGTCGACTTGTAGCCGGGCGCGTGCACGACAACCTCGGGCGTCGTCTCTTCTCCCACAGCCCACCTCCCCGTTCCTGGCAGAATGATACAGCGCAGGCGTCAGAGCGCAAGCGGAAAATAAGTCACGTCCAGAGTTCGGGAGAGCGGGTCCTGACCTTGCGCATCTGAAGAGCTATCGCCCACTTGAACACGGTGTCGTCGTGACACCCCGGGTCGTGCTCGAACTTCCCGGAAGTCTGAAGTCTGAAGGTCAGGCATTCCGACAGCATGTCACGATCCTTGATCTTGTCAGGCCCAGCCTCGTCGATCCACGTAGCCAGCTCGTCCAGCATGACCGGACGCGTCTCAGCGTTTGTGCTCCACCCCGACCGATCCTTCGAGAAGTGATAGAGCCTGCGCGGGCTCCTGAGCCCGAGCTCTTCCACCGCGAGTAGCACGGCGTGCCCGTGATTCTCCCGCTCGATGCCAACCAGAGCCTTGTTCCAGCGCAGGTGCGCCGCGTAGATTCTCGTTGCGAGCTCCTTCGGACGGAACAGACCATGAAGGGACGCCACCTGAGCTCCGGTGTCGCGTCTCAAGACCCCGTAGCCGTTGTAATCGCACCCCGGGAGCCCCTCAGACGTATCTGCCCCCAACACGTACCTGACGCCATCCTGAGGCTCCTCCCACTCGACGTGATAGCCCCCCGCCGTGTGCCTCCTGTCGTAGTCAGGAACGCTCTTCAGGAGCCCGATCACTTTCTCGACGTCGAAGAATGACGTGCCGGATCGCATGAAGCACGACTCGTCGTCCTCCGGATATTCCTGCGGGAAGAGCCGGGAGCCCCTCTTCTTCGTGCGCCGCCACATGATCTGCTCGGGAGTCAGCTTGTGCCTTGCGACGAGCTCGATCTCCTCGTCCGACAGCGTGCTGGCGATCTCCTCCCGCTCCTCCTGCGTGATCTCGACGCGGTTGTCGTCGTCCACGAACCACGGCAGAAAGATCGGAGTCCAGTCGTTCAGCCCGCGCTTGGCTTCTCGGTACGTCGTGGAGAACCACTCCTCTCCCTTCGGCGTAGTCTCCATCGTGATCTCTCCGTGAGAGGCGGCCTCAGTGAGACCCACGACCAGCTCGTCCTGAAGGTCGATCTGACGGCCTCCGCTCCGCTCGTGCCAGCGCGAGACCTCTGAGCCGTGAACGCGCTGAAGCGTCTGTCCACGTCCGAAGCCCGACGCCCCCGCGGTCCCGCAGTAGAACGCCGAGTTCATGCCAGGGAACTCAAGGGCGTGCCTGTTCCCGCGCCGGTGACTCGACGGAGCCTGCGAGTCCTTCTGGTGCATGAGAAGTGGGATGGCGAAGAGCTTCCCCGTGTCAGTCGACGTGTGCGCGAGTGTCACCACCTTGGCGTTGTGATTCGTGGCCACCATCTGATAGGACAGCGCCTGCTCGAGCGTGGTGATCCCACCGCGCCGGAACTTGAGAATCAGGAACTTCGCCGGCCTCCCATCCGCGACCGTGCGCCGCTTCACGTCCATCACCCTGCGCTGAACTCCGTTCAGGACGAATGGCACGAGACGAGCCTGCTTGTCGGTGATCTGAAGCCTGCTCGCGGCGAAGTCCTCGATGCTGTCGTATCCGAGATCGAACTCTCGATGACCAGCGATGTAGCCCTCGACCTCTGACACGACCTCGTCGAACATCGTTCCGAAGACGTCGGACGTGTTGACAAACTGATCCTGCTCTGGCCGCGTGTCTGGCCGTCCTCTTCTCGACGGCGGCTTCGGCCACGTCTTCGACATTCGCGCCTCCCGCGCAGGCCTGGTCAACGGAATCGCCCGGCACGCTCCTGTCACTGGGGTGGGTGCCGGGCGACCTCCCCCGTTGTGTCACGCTGCCACGCTGGCCTCCCCTCATCTGGAGCTCGGCGAGTCCCTCACTCGCCGAGCTCGTTCGCAAGGTCCGCCTTCAGGTCGCTCAGGAACGCAGGCAGCTTCTCGTCAGGTATGTACTTGGCCGCCCTCGCCGCGATCCTCGCAGCGACCGCCTTGACCTGATGCACAGCGACGCGCCCCTCGATGTTCTCCGTGCTCTCTCCGCTGGCGAGACGCTCGGCACGCATCAGCGACGGATAGGCGCCCGCGCAGGCGCGCACGAGAGCGAGCAGGTCGCCAGGCTCAAGCACCGATATCTTGTTCCTGAAGCCTTCCGTGAACTCCTTGTCCCGGAGCTTCTCGGCGAGAGCCATAGCCGGCTCCATCAGGAGCCGCTCGAAGGTCTGAGCCTGCTGCGCGTGCCGCTTTCCCATCTTCCGCCGTGACTCCAGCTCGGCATTGCGAGTCGCGGCGTCCTGCTCGTCGTCCCACGCCCGGGCACGCCTGACCCACCCGTACTTGGCAGTCCAGCGATCCAGAGTGCCAGTCGACTTGCCGAGCACTTTTCCGGCCTTCTCCACGCTGCGCTCGGACGGTGGCAGCCCCCGGTAGACGACGAATGCCTCGAAGGCCTTGGACGTCTCGCCCTCCTGAATCTCCCACGGGACTCGGGCGACGCCGAGCGCCCTGTTCACTGCCCGGCTCTTGTGATCGCTCTTTGCCACAGCCGCACCTCGCACTCTTATACGCGCGCGGGCGAAGGCTCCTCGCCCAAACATGAAAAAGCCGGGTCGTCAGCACTTTTCGTAACCGTGCGGTAACTCGTGGTCACAACGCTCGATCCTTATGGCTCTTGCGAATCCGAACTCTGCGCCTCGCTCTCCGTTTCCAGAGCAGCCGTCGCTGGCTCCTCGCCGAGCCCCTGCCTGTCGAGTTCCGCATGGCAGAGCTCCAAGAGGCGCTCAGCTGACCTCTTGCCGAGCACCCTCTTGATCACTGTAGCCTCTTCACCGGCGAACGTCAACGAGAGGCGAAAGAGCTTCATCTCTCGGGATGCCATCTGCCGCTCCTCCTCGGTCTTGGCGGCTGCGATTCGCTTCTCGCGCTCCCTGATATCCTCCTTGGCGCGGGTCGTCGCGGCGGATGCGTTGATGCTTCCTGCCCCGTCGTCGTGAGCCGCCACCTCGACGCCGACCTCGTATCCATCGGATGACGTGATCCCGCGCTCCGGAGCCCACGCCTCCCCGAACTCCTCGGACGCGAGCGACTCCGGTGCGCCGATGTCCTCGAGCAGCCTCGACATCTCGACGTCGTCGAGCATCAGAGAGTCCTGGGCCCAGTCTAGCGCGCCGAGCTCTCTGAGGTCGCGGAGCACCTGAGCGGACTGCTCCACGTCCTCGGAGCCGCGGGCGCGGTTGTGCCTGAGAGTGGCGATCTTCATCTGTGCGGGCGTCATGTCGGTGAAGACGACGGGGATCTCGTCGTATCCGAGCTGCTTCGCGGCCCGCCACCTGTGCTCGCCGTCCACGATCTCGCCGTCCCTGAGGGCGACAACAGGCTGGGTGAAGCCGTCCTCCTCCATCGACCGCATCAGGAGCTCGAAGTCGTGCTCATTCTGCCTGTTAGGGTTGTACGTGTTCGGCCTGAGAGCGTCCACCTTGACGTAGGCGATCTCAAGTCTCTCGAGCTTTGTGGCCTTTCGCTCGATAGCCTTCTTGGTCTTGCGCTTCATGGCGCTCAGCTTCGTGCGCTGCGCCTTCGCGTTCACCTCGTCGGCCTCTCCCTGCTTCTGATCGTCAGGCATCGCTACGCCCCCTTCATGGTTTCCAGCTCGCCGACCTTGCTCGGCGAGTGCCCGTGCTCATCCTTCAGCCATGCCAGCACGCACGCCAGCCGGCGCGGATGGAGCTCCATCCCGATGCACTTTCGGTTGTTCTCCTGAGCCGTCCTGCAAGTGAGACCTCGTCCCAGGCATGGGTCGAAGACGGTGGCCCCCTCGACGCACGACGCCAAGATCGCCTCCCGCGGCGTGCGCTCGTCGTCCATCCCTCTCAGGTCTGGCAGCCAGAAGAGCGCATCTCCGAAGCCCGGGCGGGCGAACGCGAACAGCAGCGATGGAGCCTTGCCGTAGTAGGTGACCTCGAAGCGCCTGGCGCTGACGGGCTCCCTGCTCACCCTGCTGACGGCGGCGAGGAGCTGCGCCTCGCTCTCGATCCCCGTCTCGACCCACGAGAATCCGAACACCCTGAAGACCGCTGTCATGAGCTTGTCCAGAAACGCGTCGAAGTCGACGCGCCGGTTGACCCCGGCCTTCGTCCGGAACGACGTCGCTTGAGCCGCGTTGAACGGCGGGTCGGTGTACGCGCAGGCTGGCCCGCGCGGGGCGAACCTGTTCAGCAGCTCATCCGCCGAGCCGCGCTCGATGTCCCCGCACGCGAGCACATGGCCCCCCGATGCCCACACGTCGCCTGGGCTGATCGGGAAGCGGTCACCGGCGTCGCCGTATCGCCACGAGCCGTCCGGCATGCGGTCGACTACCATGATGGTTTCCCGCCTCCCCACGTCCCGGCCCCTGGACGGAAGAACTCAGGCTCGATGTACGGCAGGCCTATCGCCGTGACCTTCATGCAGAAGGGATCGCCGCTCCACATGGCGCTGGCAAGAGCACGCCACGATGCGACCGAGCGTCCGCCCGGGCAGTTGGGGCACGCCTTCACCTGCGGGAACGGCTCCGTCGAGTGGACAGGATGTCGCTTCGAGTAGTAGTCGGCCGCGTGCTTGGCACGCTCGGCTATCCAGTCGGGCGCCTCCTCGATGCACGTCCGTCGATAGCAGTCCTCCCACGACTCGCCGCTGCGCCTGATCGGGGAGCACGCTCGACGGCCGAACTGAGCCGCGGAGCGAATCCCGTCGAGCCGCGCGCACACGCGCTCGAACCACCTCGGCCATGCGGCGGCTGCCACCTTCAGCGTGTTCAGCCCCGCCACGTTCAGCGTGGGAGGTGCGATCCTGAGGTTGTTCCTCGGCACGCCCATCCTGTTCATCACGTCGTAGGCGTGGTTGTAGTCCCACCCGAATCGTTGATGCGCGAGCCACACGTCTCCGTCCGTCCAGTCGTAGATCGGCCGGCACTTCCGGATGCCCCACCGATTCTCCCCCGTGAGGTAGCCTCCCGAGGAGTGAAGGCCGAGCTTGCGACGAACGCTCTCCTGCGTCCTGAGTCCGACGACGTCGAAGAGCCTCTGCCCGTCCTTTATCGGGAACTTCTCCGGCGTCACGAGCGCCTCGATGTTCTTCTCCGCGATCTGCTTCGCGATGTCGGGCGGGCGCCTGACCCACTCATCCGGCGAGAGCTCCGGGTCGAACGTCCAGAAGTATGGGTCGGCCCGGTTGAACGCGTTCAGGATGGGCTGATTGGCGATCACCCAGTGGAAGTTGATCTCAGGGCGGGCCGCGACGCGCTCGGCGTACTCGAACGTGCCCGGGAACATGATCTCCTCATCGCGCATCACGACGTCGATCGGCAGACGGCCCTCCTCGCGGGCCGCCATCACGCACAGCTCGACGCACACGCCGGAGTCCTTGCCGGCGCTGAACGACACCACCACCCTGTCGCCGCGGGCGTAGAGCTCCCGCATGCGCGTCATGGCTGCGTCGAACACGTTCATGCCTAGGTTTCTGCTCCCCATCAGACTCGTCTCCCCTCGACGGTCAGGAACCTGCCGTGGTCCGCCAGCGCCCTGCCTGCCACACGCTCAGCGACGGCCGCGGCTCTCAGAGCCGCCGCCGGAAGACTGGACGGGAGCCGCCGAAGGATCGCCCCCGTGCTCCACGCGCGGCTCACCTCGAGCCCCGCGGAGCTGCATATCCCCTCGAGCTCTGCCACCGAGTAGAGCCGGCACGGGAGCGACGAGCACAGGCTCTTGCCGTCGTGGTATCGTCTGCCGTACGCCTGAATCACGAACCGGCCCCCCGGGATGAGCACCGCAGCCATGTTCCCGATCACCGTGCGCGGAGTCGACACGTAGCTGAGCATCCCGAACGTCGACACGACGACGTTGGCAGACTCACTCGGGAGCACTCGCAGGCCAGCGGGTCCGGAGACGGACCTGGCCTCTGGATGCTTCAGGAGCATCCGGACGATCATCTCGCGGCTCAGGTCGATCCCGGTGTACCTGTGCGGGAGCCCCCCGAATCGCTTGATGATCGTGAGAGCGTGCCCCGTCCCGCATCCGAAGTCGACCACGACGGGGATGTGGAATGCATCGACGGCCACCCTGAGGGCGAGCCCGAGCGCGTGATCCTCCGCGAGCGACACGGCGTCAGAGTAGGCCTGATCGTAGATCGGAGCCAGCGCGTCGTACGCTCCGCGGACCTCGTCAGACGCCATCACCTGCCGCCCCCGCTCTTCTCCGCCCGCTTGCGCATCCAAAGGGTGTAGTACCAGACCGCCAACGCCACCGCATCTGCGATGTTGAACTCCGGGTCGGTGGACGGGTCGTACTGCTCGAAATACCTCTTGGCTACGTGCGCGCTCTTCAGCTTCCCGAAGCCAGCCTTCCACACGTTCTCGGGGACGGGAGTCACGGTGGGCCCGGCTCCTCCGGCCGGCCGCCACATGAGCCCCATCGTCCAGAGCGTGCCGACGGCCATCCCGTGAACTCCGAGCCCGGCCCCTCCCCCTCCGTGGCGAGCCCGGTTCACCTTGCCAGACGTGACCTCGACCACGAAGTCGCCAAGGTCAGGATGAAGCTTATTCATCAAGCTCATCATGTCGCACCGGATGCCGTCGATCCTGAGCAGCGGGGACATGCCCTTCGGACGCTTGATTGTCCCCGCGGCGATCACGGACAGGCCGAAGTCAGGCGTGGGCTTGGCCACACACCAGCCCGTCTCGATGGACCCCGGGTCGACGAACAGGCCCAGCTCTCGGGGACGCTCCTCCGTCGGCACGTCGCCGTCTGCGCCCACGATCTTCATCCGTGTCATTCGCGTCTCTCCCTTCGCTATTCCTCGCCTGACGCCGGCGGGAGCCTGCCGCCTCTTCTCCTGCCAGTCTGCTTGAACCACATGAAGGCGGCGAACGCCGCCATCAGCGGCCACAGCAGTCCGAGAGCCGGGTGCATGGTGCGCCTGCCGCTCATCGACAGCGCCCCGCCCGTCATGACCACCCCGAGCCAGTACAGCACCGCGGCTGCATACCATCCCAGCATGACGCTCCCATCACTTGTGCTGACGAAGGTGAACGTCCACGAACCTGATGCACCCGTCTGCCGCAGCAGGCACGCGTCACCTCCCGCCCATATGCTTGTGCCACCACGAGCTCAGGTTCTCCTCCGCTGACGTCCACTCGAGGTTCACGGCCCGGTTGTCTGAGCGGACGAGGCTCTTGTGGTGCGCGTGGAACTGGCCGTACATGTCCTCCGGTGGCCTCCCGAGGAACGTCGAGGCGACGAGCTTGTGGACGTTCCACGTCTTGCATATTCCTCCGCGCGTCAGGCACACGGTTGGATAGCCGTCCCTGCTCGGCGGAGTGCGCAGGATCGTTCCGGGCCGCGTTCCGCATCCACCGGCGATGCGCACCACCCTGCCGAGAGTCGAGACCATGTAGTTACCCTGCACGTCGCCTGAAGGCGTCACGACTGGCGCCCACAGCTCGACACCATTGGGGGATTCCCCTGGCCTGAAGAGTTGGAGCCCTTCGAGCTCCTCCGCAGACATGACCTCGCGCTCGCTCAAGGCAGCACCTGCACAGATCCACCGCCCTTGAAGATTGACAGCCGCCAGCACGTCGCCCCAGCGGACTTGCCGGTCTGCATCTTTGCGATGTGCCAGCAGTGAGACTGCAGGAGCGTCGTCCCGTCTGCCGAGAGCACGAGGAACCGCCCCTTGCCCGCGTCCAGCTCCTCCGGCTTCGCCGGCTTCGCCGGCTTCGCCACGTCCGCCTCTTCCAGCTCATCCTGCCTCACTGCGTCCCCCTCCCGAATCCCACATTCGTCACGTAGCCCGGCACACGAGCACTCGCGCGCAGCCACGCGCACTCCTTGACCCACCGCTCGTGCATCCCGCGGGAGAGCTCGGCGGCCTGCATCATGAAGCTCGCGGCCTGGGCCCTGTTGCCGGAGTCGTTCCACCACCTGACCAGCGGAGACGGATGAGGGATGACACCCCACACGACGCCGCAGGCAGGCCACCACGTCGTCCATCCGAGTCCATGAAGCTCGAACGCACGCGCGACGTTCCGCCCGAGCACGACGACGACTCTCCCGCGGAGCTCCGGCATCAGCGCCTTCGCGGCGGCTCGCGCCTCGGACAGCGGGAACGCGTCACCCTTGCCGCCGGCGGCCGGCCCACGGTATTCGCGGAGCACGTTCACGCGCTCGAACAGGCGAGCGTACTCGCCCGGGAACTCGACGCCGGCGAGCTGAGCGAGCTTCAGCCCCGACGATCCAGTCAGAGGCTTCGACGGATCGCCCTTGCGACACGGGGCTTGCCCGATGAGCACGACTCGGCGTGAGTATCGCGTTAGCCTGTCGGTCACCCGAGCACCCCCTCGACACTGGGGACCCACTCGTGAACCTCTCCGTCCAGCACGCGCCCCGCGGTGTTCTTCCCGACTGCCTGCATCAGTTCAGTGTCCTGGCAGACGAGCGACTCCACCCCGCGGCAGTCAGTCCCGTCCGCGTTGAGCGGCATCTCTCCGTCTTCCCACATGGCAGCGGTGTCGCCGCGAACGTCAGCCGGCATCCATCTGCCCCACTGCTTGAAGGTGAAGCGGACCTCAGAGCTCTTGCAGAACTCGCGAGTCCACCTGATCCAGTCCGGGTGAGACGGGCGCGCGTGCGCTCCCGACTCTCCGCCAGCGACGATCCAGCTCAGCCAGTGCTCGCGCGTGCGGATACCACCTGCGTCTACCAGTCTGACGTCGTCGACCGCCGGTCCGACGTGGCTCTCCCAATCGACGGGCCCGAGCGCCGGCTCGTACGACACGAACGCACCGCCGAAGAACGGAGCGAGCTCGCGGAGTCCAGGGAGACGCACCGCCGCCCATCGCCCGTCCTCGACGGTGGCCCCGATCCAAGCGTTCGGAATCCTGCGATGCACCGCGAGCTGCTCCCCGATGATCTGTCCGTGGAGTCCGATCTTGGCGTCCTGAATGAATTGGAGCGCGCGGCCGATCCGCTTCGTGCAGAGCAGGAACAGGTGCCGATCCTCCATGATGATGGACTCGAAGACGCGCCTGATAGCCGGCACCGGCGTCCCACTGTGGAACAGGTCGCTCATGTTGCAGACGAAGATCGTGCGCGGCCTGTGCCACCGCGTCGGCTGAGTCCACGTCGGCGAGTCCTCGTTCACGGACCTGATCTTGCCGTTGTACCTCGCTCGATACTCTGCGGGCGATGTTCGCGGGGAGACCTCCGATAGCTCGGTCAGCCCGGCGTACTTCGAGCACTTCCCACCGGCGCGTGCGAGCCTGAAGGCGTCTCGCGCGGCGTAGCAGTTGTCACACGCCGGCGATACAGGAGTGCATCCCACCACAGGATTCCACGACTCGTCCCACCACTTCACCGTGCCCTTCTCCTTCCGAGACATCTATCGCACTGTCGAGCTCGCGCTGCCACCTGAGCAGAGCGTCCCACGGCTCCCCCTCAAAAGAGCGTCGTCTGCCGCTCGGCATCGCTCGCGGCAGCGCTTCCGATCATTCCGACAGACGTCCACTCCGACAGAGACAGGTGAACGTCTGGACCGTCGACGAAGCACGGCTTGCCGAGCGCCTCGAACTCAGTGAGCGACGCGCAGGACGTCCCCTTCGGAACGCTGACGAGCGCCGCACGCTGATTGACCTCGTCGCCCACGAACGGACAGCCTGCAAGCGCCGTCCCGATGACGGCCCCGAGAGGAGCCTCGAGGACGTCCCGCCAGAAGGCGTCGAAGTCCGCTGACGGCATGCGCTGCTTCATGGCGACCAGCACGGCGTGGTCTATCCCGCTCGCACTGGACCGGATCGCCACCCTGCGCTTCTCGACGCGCGCGCGCCACTCGGCGGCGAGCGTCTCACCTATCGGGATCACCGTCGCGATCCCGCGAGCGATGCACCACGGCCACGGCTGCATCAGGGTGAGCCCTGTCATTGGAGTCCTTCCCTGCATTGCACTCGCGGACGAACCGCCAGATACCACGTCGCTGCGTCGCGTGCTTCCACCGGAAGGCACTGCCGCAAAGGTATTCGTTGAAGTCCCGGCCATCGCGGTAATGACTAGTCATGCACCGGGTATCGGCACCACAGACTGGACACGCCTGCGGAAAGGCGGGCCGATGCCTCCACGTGAGATAGCACGAGACGTCGCGAATATAGCCACGCGTCGCCATCATCCCCCGGCCCTTCGCGCGTCAGCCCTGGCCTCTTCCGCCGCGTCAGCCTCGCCGGCAGCTATCTCAGCCGCCGCTTCCAGTGCCTCGGCCTCGAAGTCGGCCGGGTCGACGTCGCCGAGAGCGCACTGCTCATCCGTCGGGAGCGGAGTGACAGCCATCGCCGGGGAGAGCTCCACGAACAGACTGATCGCCTGCACCGTGACGCCGTCGAGCGTGGAGGACGACGGACGTGACGCCGACACCTTCACGCACGTAGCGTGATCCGTGGAGTGGCACGCTTGCATCTCGACGCGCCAGCGATTCGCGACATCCGGCGCGTGCCCCGAGTGCGAGCACAGTCTGACGCTGCGCTCCTCCGAGATCGAGACGTGATCCAGCGTGATCCCTGCGGCCTTGGCCGCCCTGTGGATCGCCGCGCACCTGGCCTCGACATCCTTCACCTTCACCCTGACCTCTTCCGACACGCTGCGCCTCCTCTCCTCACAGCACCCCGCCGGCGAAGCCGAGCCCGTCCAGGAGCCCCGTCCCGGCGAGCTCCTCCTGAACGTGATCCGGCACACGCCAGCCCCAAAGGCCCTGATAGCCCCGAGCCGGCACTGGCTCCTTGAGCTCGCGAGTGTTATCGAGCTCGACGCACACGCGCTGCCTGGCGTCGCAGAGCGCGAGCTCGGACGCGGTGCGCCACCCCATAGGCTCACCTGGCCCGTCGTCCCCCGTGCAGCGCCACACCCGACCCACGCGGGAGACCGCCACCACCTCCCCGCGCGGCCACTCATGCGCGCGCTCCTTCACGGTGATCGCCGTCCCCCGGTCCCAATCGACGATCTCACCCCACGCGTCGTCGACGCGAGCTCGCCCTGCGTGGATTGCGACGGGGCGCCCATGCATCGACCGCCAGAAGCGATCCGTCGTCCGCGTCTCGACGACCTTCAGCCCCTTGGCTACGAGCGTCGCCCAAGGCTGATAGAGCGTCGACGCCTTCACGACCAGCCCAGCCTTCACTTCGTCACGGCTCCTCTCCGGAGTCTGCCAGGGTCCGACCGCCCCCCGGCGCTCGGCTTCGGCTTCGGCTTCTGCCGTCGTCGCTTGATCGGCTTCGCCATCTGTCTCCCACTCCTTCCATCGAAGATCACCACCGCGCTTGGAAACGGAGCACCGGATTTCGCTCCCTTGAACCTGACACGGCCGCGAAGGAACCTGATCTCGCCGGTCATGGCATACGTGTGCCACCAATACGTATCGGTGCGCGCTGGCACCAAGCAGACCACACAGTTGCGGCCCACGGCCGCCTCCCCACACGCCTTGTCCATCCACCACCCGATCTGTCGACCGTATGGCGGATTCATCCAGCAGACCTCTCCGCGCCCCCATCGCATGTGCAGGGCGTCCTGTTCCGGCGAGATGAACCGCGCGCACTTGGCGTTCGCCTTCGTCGCGCAGACGTCCAGCGTGAATCCGAACTCCGCGTTCAGCTCGGTGAAGAGGTCGTCCGGCGTCTCCCAATCGTCGCGCGCGGACGAGAACATGCCGCTGTTCACGCTCATCGCGTGCCGGTCCTCTCCCGCAGCCTCTCGAGCTCCTCCGCCGACACGACGACGAGCCCGAGCTCTCTCATGAGAGACTCGACCGTGCTCACCCTGGCATCCCGGCCGCTGTAGAGGTACGCCTGGCAGGTGGCCTCGTGCGCCCCGCGCTGCCTCCGCGCGAGCGAGAGCGCGCTCATCCCGCGCCGCTCGAGCTCCGCCTTGATCGCGGCGAGGATGAGCGACCTCTGCTTGAGACTCCTCTTGACGCGCATCGCATCCCCCTTCAGCTCGCCAGCACGTTGAGGTTTACCGCCGACAGCGATGACGGCTGGCACACAAACAGCGATTCCTTGGCGCGCGTGATCCCGACGTAGATCGTTCGCACCACACCGTCACGAGCCCGGCCATGTCTGCCCCACTCCCGCGACGCGGCCGGCGACAGGTCGGGGAACAGCATCACGACATCGGCCTCGGCACCCTTGAATGAGTGAACGGTGCCGACGTGAACGCGCGGCTCGACTGCCAGAGCCGCGGCCCCGCGCAGGCCCGCCACCACGACAGGATAACGAGCCGACTCCGACCGCGACGCCTGAAGGCGTCCCTCGAACAGTCTCAGCAGAGTCGACGTCTCTCCTCGCTCTCCCATCGCCAGCATCTCGGAGAGCTTCTCCGCGTCGAAGAGCTGAGCCAGCTCGTGCGGCCTGCACTCCTGATCCTCCGAGTCCGTGCTCTCCATCACTATCTGGAGCGTCTTCTTGGCTCCGCGGCGAAGAAACTCGCTCGTCTTCTGGACTGCCGTCCACGCCGCGAGCTCGCCCCACGTCCACAGGCGAGCCTGCCCAGCCTTCCACGATGCGCCGTACGTCTTGCTGTCGATCCGCAGGAATGCCATGATCCTGCTGGATATGGACGTGCCACGAGAGACCCTGAGCGGATTCCAGTCCCCGCGCGACGTCCGCCACGGATTCGAGAACGGAACGCCGCGGCGTCGAAGCTCTGTCAGCACAGGCTTGAGCATGAAGCCGCACGTCGCGGCGATCATGACCGTCTTGCCCTCTGCTTCCATCCGCTCGGCGGTCTCGACTATCGACCCGGGGTCGTGCCACATCCCGGGGTGCCTCTCGACGATCCCGTCTGCACCTCTTGGCTCGTACGCGAGCTCAGTCCAATCACTGTACCACCTGCGCATCCACGTCATCGACGCGCGGTGAACGGCCCTCGGAACGCGGTACGACTGGCTGAGCACGCGCCTGTGATCCTGCGGTATCCTCTCGTCGGTGAACACCCCCGGGTCCGCTCCTCTCCAGCAGTATAAAGCCTGCCACGGGTCACCGGCGAGCATGAGACCGCCAGCCGCGTCGCCCCACTTCATGAGAAGAGACAGCTCCATCCTAGACAGGTCTTGCGCCTCATCCGCGATGATCACGCTCGGAGACCCCGGCGCCTCGTCAACGCTCGACAGGGCGAACTCGATCATATCGGTGAAGTCGATCAGCCCGCGCTTCGATTTCCAGCTCTCCCACCTCTGCGTGAATCCGACTATCGACTCGTTCCAGAGCCGCCTCGGAGTCTCGAGCGCCCTGAGGCGGCACATCTCCTGGTAGAGCATGTCTCCGTTCAGTTCAGGCATCCAGTCGCATCCCATCTGATCCGCGAGGCTCTCCTTCGATCCCCCCTTGCTCCTGTCGCATGACATCCTGTATTCCGGCGCGAACTCGCACCAGTCCTGCAGCTCTCCCTCGGCGACGTCTGGATGACCGAGCTGCCTGTATGCCAGCGCGTGAAGGGTTCCGATCTGTTCCCTCGGGATCGGGAGCCCGCGTCCGGCGATCTCGGCGGCGGCCGTCCGCGTCAGCGAGCACACGGCGACAGGAGCCGCGCCGTGCTCGAACGGGCTCGCGTCAGGGTCTCCAATGTTGGCCGCTATCTCCTTGACCTGACGAGCCAGGAACGTGGTCTTGCCGGTCCCGGGCGGGCCCCATATCGCAAACCGTCCCTCGTAGCGTTCCATCGTCCACAACCTCTCCGCCCTCTTATACGCGCGCGGGCGCGTGGCCCTCTCTCGAACACGAAAAAGCCGGGTCGTCGGCACTTTCAGTGTCGCAGCGGTAACAGCGTGTCGCAACCTCGCTGATGATCGTCAGTTGTGGCTCGAGCGTCTCGTCGTCGCGCCGGTCCCGAGCTCCGTCGAGCCGTGGAATCTTACGCGAGAGTCTGACACGCCGTTTGATATCCTCGCGTAGTCTAGAGACCGACCAATCTAGGATAATGGCCACCACACTAGAATACCGTGTTTTCCGCAAGTCCTTTGGCGCCCGGGACTTGGGGATTCCTGTCATAGAAAAAGTTATGACAGCATAACTTGGAGTTATGACGTTTGAGGGCCAGGTAAGCCGATCCGGCGGCATAAACTGAATCTTTCGGTTTGTCATAACTGTCATATTGCTTCGGACGTTTTTATAAATCGGGCGTCCCCCCCCCTTATATATAGGGGTTCTCCGTTCAGGGCCACCCCGACATGTTGCGGTGAACGCCGACGCACCCCCAACAGGTTGCGCTTTTTTATCATAGCTTTTTCCGCGAGGCTCCCCCCAAAACGCCGTTTTCGGGCGATTCGGGCCTGTTTTTTCCCTGCCACGCATAGCTCAGACCGTTTCTGAGGCCCCCGGCGCCTCTTCGTCGGAGTCTTGTGCCGCGGCGGCAGCCGACCCCAACACGTTGTGGTTCTCCGCGCCGTCCGCGGAGCCGAGAACGGAAGCTGGCCCGCACCAGTAGTTTCGGCACAGCCTGCGTTCGTCGACGCGGGCCGTGATCTTGACCGGCTCGAAGCCGGCGATTCTCAGCAGGTGAAACACCATCGGTCGGTCCACGCGCTCAGGCTCCGTGTACCGCAAGAATCGTCGGAACGACGTGACGTGAACCCCGAGCTTGCCGTCCCTGACGAACGGGTCGCTGTTGACGAGAGCACGATTCCAGTCGCTGTCCTTGAACAGGGCGGAGTGACCCTCGACGACGTAGGCGCGGAGCCACGAGACGATGGTGCTCCACCGACCGCTGTCCTCGTTCTCCACGAGGATGGCGACGCGGAGCATGAGCTCCGATACCTTGTCCCACCTGTCGCTCTTGATCCTGCTTATGACCACGCCGGTGGCGTCCGCGAGCGCCGCCTTGAACTTCATCTGATCCAATATCGAGCTGATGCCGCCGAGGTGCACGTCCTTCACCGCGCCTCCGTCTGAGAGCTCGAGCGAGTATATGGAGCTCTCGCGGCCGTGCTTGATGACCTTCACGAGATTCACCCTGAGGGCCTTGCTGAGCTTGTCCAAGGCCCTCGCGCGCTCGTCGCTCGTCTCCTCGGGGGAGTTAGGCTGCGGGGCGTCAGTCATCGACGCGACGACGTTCAGCGCACCGTCCGACTCCTGATTCGTTCTCGCACGCGAGATGGTGCGCATGAGGTAGTCTCGACGCCGGGCCTTCTCAGGATTCTCCCCGTGGAGCTCGCGCCTGGCCAGGATCGCGTCGGCGATCACCTGATCCTTGCACCCGGCCTGCACGAGCATGGACGCTATCGACAGGTCGTACTCGTGACCTGTCCACTCAGGATGATCCGTCCTCTTCCGCTCCCACGTCCGCTTGAACGTGGGGTCGTTCTGCACCAGAGCCGCGACGGCCGCGGGCGTCGAACCGTCCTCGCTGGGCGTGACGGGGTCGACCTGCGTGATGGCGGCCTTCGCATGCTTCATCGCAGTGGCGGACGGCCCGAGCTCCTCCGGAACGGCGAGCGCAGAGAGCTCGTCGACTGTCCATCGCCGCGGCGATCCATGAACGCCGTCCGTCTTCTTGGGCCACAGGATGCTGGCCTCGACGGGCTCGCCCTTCCAGTTCGTCGTGCCCGGGATGCGCATCACCCTGGCAAGATCCTGAACGGAATCGACGTCCCATCCGAACCTTCCAGCTATCGCCCTGATCGTGTCCACCCACCGCTTCGAGAGCTTCGCGGCGTCAGCTCGGCCAGCAGCGTCCTCGAACACGAGAGGCTGGTTGAAGAGCCAGAAGGCCTGAAGCCCGTGTCCAGAGTGGGTTATCACCGAAGGCATGGCACCGACGTGCGTCAGAAGATCGCGTGCCGCGTCCTCCGTCGGCGGAAGGTTGCCCTTGGAGTGGAACTCGCCAGGCGGTCCGAAGTCCACGTCTGCCCACAGCCCTCCGATGGCGGTGACGTTGGCGGCCTTCCCGCGTCCAGACAAAGGAGGCTTGGAGAACTGCCCCATGCAGACGTAGGCGTTCTCCTTGTCGATTGTGCGAGCGACCGCAGCTCTGGCGGCGTCGTCTGAGCTCTTGCAGAACATGACGTCCTTGCCTGGGAAGAACCACACGCTGATCTGATGCCCGAGCGCAGCGGCCGGCCCGTGCATCCAGCTGATAAACTGCTCGGCCTGAACTGAGTCTGGCATCGCCTCTCCCTGTCACGGTGACTCCGGGGCGCCCGCCCTCCCCAAAGCGGGCGCCCCACCGATGAGGGCGATGCTACATCGCCGGGAGCTCTGCCTCCACTGACGGAACGTCGCCGCCGGCCAGGAAGTCCTCGTACCTGATCGGCTCCGTCTGTATCGTGCGGAGCATCTCAGCGCGAAGGCCCCGCACGAACGCGAGCTGCTCATCCGAGAGCACCTCGCCCTGAGTCAGCTGAGCGACGCTGTAGTCGTTCCCGCCGCTGGACGTCTTGGCCAGCGAGAACTTCGTCAGCGTGCCGTAGTACGGGAGCCCGCGCGAGCCCAGCCTGAGCAGGTACATCTTGGCCGGCTTGAGGCTCGTCGGCGGGAGCGCGAGCGCGATGGGCAGGATGCCGACTGGCCGCATCAGGAACAGGAGCTTGATCTGCCGGCAGGCCTGACCCTTCGCCTCGTCCTGCCCCGGCTTCGGCTTCGCGCTCCCGAACTTGCTGAACGGGCACAGAGCGCACTCGCCGCCGGGATTGCCGTGCCCCTCGCGGGCGTTGGAGCTCTGGCAGTCCGGCGGCGATCCGCCGCCGCTCTCGTCGATGGACTTCTTCCAGTACGCCCTCTGGTCGGCGGCGTGGATGATGAGCGCGGCGAACTCCTTGCACACGTCCGGGCCGCCATCCGATGCCTCGCCTGGGATTTCCCACGCGATCCCACCGCCGGCCGGCATCTTCACGCTGTCCAGGTCGAACCTCGTGAGCTGCCCGTCTCCGATGTTCTCGCGGACGGCCGCGAGCGCACCGGCGTCAGCCCGCACAACGGCGAACGCTCCGAACTCGCCGGCGAGCACCGGAGACATGTCCTTGCGAACGGCCGGCAGCTTCGCGGAGCTCCCGTCGATGGCCGGCTTCGCCTCGGCCGCCGGCTTTGACACCGTCGCCGGCTTTGCCTCGGCCACCGGCTTTGCGTCAGTCCTCTTCGCCATGTCCAGTCGGTCCCCTCGATCATTGTCCGTCGTGCCGAAGCTGCGTCACTTCGAGCGTACGCGGACGTCGAACTTCTCCGTGACAGACACCTTGCCCACGAGCTCGGGCGGTAGCACAGGCATCCCGCCCTCGTCCTCGTCCAGCTCCCGGGCCCATGCGGAGAGAGTCTGCGTGTTGACCGTCTCCCTGACGAAGTGCCCGAGCCCGGCATCGCGGATCGCCGGGATGAACTCCTCGTCGCCGACCTTCATCGGACGCCCCTTCTCGTCGAGGATGGGCCTGCCATTCGGGCCGACCGCGTCAGCCCTGCCGGCCCACAGCTGCCTGTGGGTGTAGACGGTCTTGCCGTCGATCCTGACTGAGCCGACCCCGGCCTCGGCGAACCTGTCGAGGATGCCCTGCTTGAGCTCCTCGAGAGACGCCTTGGCGCACGTCAGCTCCTCGTCCAGCGCCTTGACGTGCGTGTTCATCGCGACGAACTCGCGGAGCCGGTCGAAGTCGAGCCCGCCTCCCTCCGCATCCTCTCCCGTCTTCTCCGTCGCGTCTTTCGGCATCGTCGTCTCTCCTCTCCCCTGGAATATACTACGCCGGGGCGCCGAAGCCCTCTCCTCCCTCCCCGCGCCAGGCCTCCGATTCTATCCTCCGCGCCTTCGCTTGTCCAGCGAAAACGCCCTAACGGTCCGGCTTTTTCTTTTCGATCTCGTTCCGCCTTACGCCTGGGTGGTGCGCGCAGGCTCGAGCTCCGGTGTACAGCTGGACGAGCTCGTGCGACGGCTTGAGCACGCCGCACAGGCAGCACCTATGAACCGGGTCCGGCTGCCTGCGTCCCATTCTCATCTTTGGCATCGTGCAGCATCCTCTCCTCGGCGTCGAGCCTGCGCCGCAACCATGTGCAGTTGTAGCCCGCCTGACGGTCGAGACACTTCCGGCACGTCACACGGCCAGGCGCCGGCTTGCGGACCCCGCAGACTGCGCACCGTCCGCGCCGCTTGAACTCCTCGCGCCTCGGGTCTCCGTTCACAGGCTCCCGCTCCCTCTAGTGAAGTCGGGCAGGCCGTCGCCCTCAGGACAGTGCCACAGGTGGTGAACCTCCGCGATGTTGACGTGCTCGTCATGCGGCGGTATCACCAGCAGACACTTCGCCGCGGGCCCGAGGAACTCGTCGCGCGCCCACACCAGCGTGCTCCACCGCGGGAGGAGCACAGACTTCGGCGTGCCGTGAATGACGGAGACGCTCAGGTGAACCCACGGACGGCCGTCGAGCTCCCTGGCCGCGGAGACTATCGCCTGGACCGACAAGGCCCGCTGACGGTCGTCCCTGAAGAGCTTCGCGCCGTCGACGCCCTCCTGAACGAGCTCCCACCCACGCTGCATCGCGCGCTGGATGATCGGTCCGACTATCTTGGGGAACGTCTCCGCCGGCTGCGCCGTGATCGGCTCGTGTGGTCCGCCTTCCATGACAGCCCCTCTCATGATCTCGTCACCCGTTGTTCGCATCAGCCGTCGCCGTCTTCGTCCTCCCTGTCAGGGAACTCCGAGAGGATCACGACCCACGCTCCGAGGATCGTGGCCGTCATGACCGCCACGAGCCTGACCCAGCCGTCCGCCATGAGGGCGAGCGATCCTCCGACGCTCCCGGCCATCATCAGAGGAAACATGAGCAGGAGACAGACTGGACGTCTGTCCGTGCTCGGCGTGAGCCAGTCGCGCGTCAGCAGTCGCCAGAGCCGCTTCATGTCCTGCGCCTCCCCTTCGCACTCCGCTCGCCGATGTCCGACGGGGAGTAGAACAGCTCCGCCTCCCTGTTCCACCGCTCGGCCTCGCGGACCTTCCGGATGATCGCACGGCCGAACGCCTCCGCCTGTCCGAGCGTCATTCGGATGCCGCGCGGAGCCGTCTCACCGTACGTGTTGTGGTACGCCGGCGAGAGCACGCCTATGATCATCCTCCTGATCCCTTTGGGATAGGACGGCGTGCCCGGACAGACGTACGCCTGACCCACGTCGGGCGAGCCCCTGACGTGCTTCGCGCTCGGATACCTCATCCCATCCTCCCTCCGTGAAGCGCCTCGATCCCGCCGGCCACGACGTCGTCGAGGATCGCGTCCGAGACCTGCTTCTTGGCGCGCAGCGACGCGTACACCTTCACGTCGACGGTGTTGCGCGCTATGATGTGGTAGAATATCCCCGGCCGAGTCTGCCCGAGCCGGTCGGTCCTGGCGAGGCTCTGCTCGTACTTGAGCAGGCTGAAGCCGACCGACCAGTAGATGCAGTACCTCGAGCGTGTCAGGTCGATCCCCTCTCCGCCAGAGTCAATCTGAACCGCCAGGATAGAGCCACCGTCGTCGGCCGCCCACTCGTCCCGCTGGTTGCACCCTCCGCGGAGCCTGAACGCGCCTCGCCCGAGCTTGCTGGCAAGCGCGCATGGAGTCTCGACGTCGTGGACGTATCGACCGAAGACTATGGCGGGCTCGTCCGGCGGTAGGCTCGACAGGAGCTCCTCGACGGCGTTCTCCTTGGCGTGGTCGACCACGACGACGTCTCCCTGATCGGTGCCGACGGCTCCTCCCGTGAGCTGCTGAAGGCGGAGGAGCTCGGTCAGGATGTTCGACGTCGTGATGGTCCCGTCTCCGACTCGCGTGACGAAGCTGGCCGCCATCTCGTCGTACAGCTTGCGCGCCTCAGGCCCGAGCTCCACCTCGATCTTCTCGTGCATGACCGGCGGAAGGTCGAGGACGTCGTGACGCTCGACGCGGTGCGCGACCATGTAGAACTTCTTGTTCAGCACCTCGACGTTGCGGAATCCGAGCACCTGACGGCCCTGAAAGCCGCCCATGAGCGCGTAGCGCGAGCGAAACGTGACGAACGACGTCCCGAACAGGCCCGGGTCGACGAATCGCATCTGCGCCCACAGGTCGAGCGGCCCGTTCCCCGTCGGAGTCCCGCTGAGCGCGACGCGACGCGTGGTCCGCTTGCAGAGGTGCCCGAAGAACCACGAGACGGAGCTCTGCTCGCCCTTGATCCAGTGGGCCTCGTCGGCGACGACCAGGTCCCAACGCCGCCTGAGTATCTCGCCGGATTCGAGGATGATGCGCTTCTTGCGCTTCGTGTCCGTCTTCTTGAGCGTGGGCCCGAGCGGCGGGAGCCACACGGCCTGATAGTTCGCGACGAACACGACCGGGCGGGGCTCGTTGTCGAACACGTCGACCAGGAGCGCCGCCCTGCGCTCGACGGATAACTTGCAGTCCAGCACGACGATGCGGACGTCGGAGCTGCCGTGGTCCGCGAACTGCCCCGGCCAAACCGACATGACGTTTGGCGGGCACGCGATCAGCGTGCGACGGAGTCCGAGCAGGCAGACGGCGTCGACGACGGTCTTGCTCTTCCCGACGCCCATGTCCCACGCGAGGTACACTCCGTCGCGGACCTCGATCAGCCTGTATCCGAGCGTCTGATGGTCGAAGCACTTCGTCTTGCACTGCTCGTCGATGGGTACGAGCGGAACGACCTCGGACAGGACGGCGGCTCCTCGATCCCACTGCTTCAGGAGCCGGTCGAACGTGGCGTCGCCCTCGAGCTCCATCCCGAGGTACTCGACCACGTCCCCGAGCGTCGCGGCCGACGCGCTCGTGGCTGGGTAGACCCACGCCTTGCGATCCATGCACCACCGGCGGCCGTCGACGGCCTTGAGGGCGTCCTTGGCACGCTCACTGTATGGCGTTCGGACGATGAGCTCGCCGTCGTCGGCGGTGATGACTGCCTTCATTGCGCCTCCCTCCATCTCACTCGCCCCTCTCTGCCTCGAGGTCGGCTCGAGGCTGCGCCCCATCATGCTCCATGTGTGGCCGCGAGAAGGAGAAGATGTTGCACAACGGGTATGACACGATCTTCGGCCGCCCGTCCGCGTCCATGTCGGGCAGTTCGACATTCAGACAGTCCCCCTTGACGTACAGCCTCCGAACGTCTGGGTGCTCCTTCTCGTCCATCGAAGGCAGGAAGATCACCTTGAGCCAGCGCATCATTTCCCCCTCTCGTGCGCCTCGAGCTCCTTCACGCGAATCACAAGGGCGTTGATCGCGTCCCTCTCGACTGCGTATGGCGTGCCAGCCTTTCTCGCCTCGTCTCGCTCGCGCGTCAGCCGCGCGTTCTCGGCGCGCAGCTCGGCGATGACCGCGTCACCCTGGCAGACTACGCGCAGGTTCTGCTCTGCCGAGTCGGCCTGCGCCACGACACCAGCCCGGAATGCGTCGCGCTCGGCCGTCAGACTCTTGATCTCGACCACCGCATCGTCCCACTCACGCTCGGCCCTCGCTCGCCTCTTGCCGGCTCTGCTGTTGAGCACGCCCAGCATCGCGTCGATGATCTCGTGGCGCTCGGCACTGGACTCGCTCGGCCCCTGATCAATAATGCACAGGGTTTCCTCCCCGTCAGCGTCCACGAGCTGCTGGTAGGGGATATCCCGCTTCGGGCCCATGGACATCGGACAAGAATAGTATCCCTTGCGCCACGGCAGGTGCAGCTGGTGCTTACTCATCCGGCGCCTCCTTCGTCTTCATCGCGATGACCGCCTCGGCCAGCTTCGCCAAGTCTGTGTTGATCGGGCGAAGCGCATCTGGTGTGGCCCACTTGTCTCTCGCAAGGCCATTCCACCACCACGCCTTCGCCGCCTTCACCACGGGAGCGATCTTGGCGATGCGCTGCTTGAGCGTTTCGCGCTCTTCGACTATCTTCTTGGATATATCGAAGCGACGCTCCTGTTCCTCTTCCAGCTTTGCGACGCGGGCCTCGGCGGCTTCCCTCTCCCTCGCGGCCCTCATGTAGGTGCCATCCAGCGATTTTATGCAAACCCTCAACGTCGCCACGCGGGCCTCGGCCTTCTCTAGTTGACCTTCAAGCCAGAACCGAGATGGACCTTCTGTTGCGTTACTGCCTATGTGTTTGGCAAGTTCAGCCTTCAGCCCCGCGATCTCGGCGTCCTTGAGGGCGTGGTCGGTTAGCAGCTCCGCGGTGCGCTCGCCATTCTCGGCGAGGCGTCGCTTGTGGTCTTCGAGTTCGGCGGTCATCTGCGCGATGGTATCCTTCTGTGCGGAGTACGCGTCGCTGGCATCTTCGAGCTTCGCGTCTTTGGCTTCGATGGCGCGCGTCAGCCGCGCGTTCTCGGCATCCTTCGCCTCCGGAGGAGTCTGGCGATCAAGGAGTGCCCCGATCTCGTCATTTGGCGCACAGAACCGGCCATGCTCTGCACAGGCGTCCCCGTCGAAGATGCGTTGGAGCAGACCCCGCAACTCGTCGTTGTGTGCGTGGGAGCGCCGGAGCGCCGCGAATAGGGCGACGCTCTCCGTGGCGCTTGCATGCAACCGCTCTGCGATGTGTCGCACTATCGACGCCACCTGATCGTCGCCCGAGAGCGTCGCCATCACCGCAATGCCACAGAGCACGTCTGCGTCTTCACGCATGAGGTCTACACCCTTTTTGTCACCCATCGCTCGTCTCCTCCTGCGTGTGCGCGCGTGCCAGCCGCGCGACGGATTCCTCGCGCGAGCGCAGCCAGTCGATGATAACCTGTGCGTGGCACGGGAGCGGAGCGCACCAGCACACCAGGTCGTGTCCCAGGAGACGGATCACGTCCTTCTTGAACTGCTTGTCCCGCATGATCCGCCGATGGAACCAGGCGCGGTACTTGTCTATGACCGCATCCCTGTCGCAGTCGCACCCGATCAAAAACGGGTTGCCGAACGGCGTGCCGCGCGAAACCGGGATCGCTCCTTCCGGTAGCGTGCCGTAGTTCCGCCGGTTGAGTACATGCATTCGTTGCCATTTCCAATCGCCCATCTCACTCCCCCTTCGCCTTTTGCTCACCACGGCTCTGGCATCTCTTTCCCGCCGCGAATGTGCGTCAGGCCACTCCTGGCACCCTTGATTCCCTCATTGCCGAATCCATCGTCTTGGTATAGCGCGCGGAATCCGACCTTGAGCATGTGATGTAGGCCTGTGCTCTCGTCGTGACTGAATTGCAGGCGCTGGTCGCTGACCCCATCCGGGCCGGGCCACGCCCGCTCACACGTGCATGGCCGATGCGTCTCCGGCTGCGCGCACGGACCACTCAGCCGTGCGGCCAGCACGCGGAGGACATGCGCGACGCCCCATCCGGGCTCTGTCGACTGCTGATCCCACCAGTCCCGACGCCGGGCGAGCGCCAGTAGGCGCCTGTATTCCGCGTACATCGTTTCGGAGAATTCATGCGACACGGACAGCCTCCTTGTCGGGCATGGTTACTCCCCCGCGATCCTGTCCTCGCGCTCGTTCCTGAGCGCCCACTCCTCCGTCGTGAAGCGTCGCTGCTCGTTGTACTCGGCGACGGTCATGTTCAGGGTCCGTCCGTCCGGCGGAGCGTTCCTGACGCCACACCACGGACAGCGCCAGTGCCCGCGGAATCCGATGTACTGCCGCCCGCAGAACTCGCACTGAACGTGGCGCTGAGGCTCAAGGATCGACCGGCGACGAGGCTTGAAGCGCCTGAGGCCGACGTCGCTGGCCTGAAACGCCGCCATGCCGTCTCCGATCCTGCGCTTACTCATGAGCGAACCTCGCCTCGGAGCTCGCGCAGACGAGCGCCGAACCACAGGTCCCTGTACATGTCCAGCAGACCGATCCACTGCCGCTGCGTCGGCACGCCTGCCTCGCGGATGTAGCCAGTGTGCCGCGCCTCCGTCACGGCGTATCCATCTCGGTACTCGGGTGACGCGGCCCAGTTCTCGGCCGGCAGTTCGTCTTCGCTCTCCTCCAGAAGTCGAGCGTCGCGTATGAAGTCCTCGCACACGATGCAGCGGTGCGCCCTCCCAGGCGGATCGCCCTCCCACATGCCGACCGTGGAGACCATCTCGACGCCAGCCGGGAACGTGCGCCTGCATCCTTGGCACTCGTGAGGCTTGCGGGTCTTGACGACACCGTGTTCGAGCGTGATCCAGCTCATAGTCTCCTCCTCGTCGGCGAGAGCCCGAGCGCGCGCCTGCGCGCGGTGCGCGTCGGAGTGTCATTGTAGCATCGCCCGCACAGGTCGATCTTGCGAGCGCACCTCGACGTAGGGGAGTCGCCGCCTGCCACCGGGCGGTCGCGGCAGACGATGCAGTCGCCTGGCCGCCAAGGGTAGCTGTCGAGCCTGCGCGCGAGCTCAGCGGTGAGGTTCACTCGGCGCCCTCCGCCTGAGCTGGGAGAAGCCTGCTCGCTGCCATCGCGTCCCGTCCTTTCCGCCCTCGCGGGCTACTGCGCGACGATGATCCTCGGCCTGTCTCCGCGCATGTCGATGATGTGGCCCTTGTCGGCGAGCTTTGCGCTGCACCCGGAATCACAGTATGATGTGACGCGCCCGTTGTCGGAGACCCAGTCCACGCGCCCGTTGACGGCGACACGGCCCACGCGCCCGTTGACGGCGACACGGCCCACGCGCCCGTTGTCGACGACCACGTCCACGCGCCCGTTGTCGTCGACCACGTCCACACGCCCGTTGCCGGCGACACGGACCACGCGCCCGTTGCCGGCGACCCAGTCCACGCGCCCGTTGCCGGCGACCCAGTCCACGCGCCCGTTGTCGTAGACCACGCCCACGCGCCCGTTGTCGGAGACCCAGTCCACGCGCCCGTTGTCGGAGACCCAGTCCACGCGCCCGTTGTCGATGACCACGCCCACGCTCCCGTTGTCGTGGACCCCGTCTACACGCCCGTTGTCGTAGACCCCGCCCACACGCCCGTTGTCGACGACCCCGTTCACGCGCCCGTTGTCGACGACCACGTCCACGCGCCCGTTGCCGATGACCCGGCCGATCTCGCCGTAGCAAGCGACGATCAGCCCGCCGTCATGCTTCTCACGGCGCTCGCCCGGCATGACCACGGATCGCGTGCGCCACTCAGGGAGTTTCGCCCTGACGGCGCTTTCGACCTCCTCGCGGTTGTACCAGTCCGGCCTGAAATCCTGGTCGAGATGAAACAGCCACCGATCGCACGGCAGGCGGTAGTCGAGGTCGTCTGGCGGCACGATCTGCACCCGGACGAAATCCGGCGACTCCGTGTCGTCGCGAAGGCCGAGCTTCTTGATCATGTCCGTATGCGAGGGCGTCTCGCACCAGTGGACATTCGTTTTCGTCACGATAGCAGCTGCGTGTTCACACATCCTACACCACCTTTCCGCCCTCTCGGGTCTACTTGCCCGCCCGAGAAATAACGCAACCCTGTGTCCTGTTGCACCAGCGCCCGACGAGATGCGGACAACTCCTAGCGTGGCATTGACGGAACTCTCTGCCATGCCGTGGTTCCTTTGCGCTCATAGCTTCCCACCTTTCCGCCCCGAAGGGCGCCGGCAATTCCCTACGGGAAGATCGTGTAACCGTCCCAGGGACAGTCGGGGCATTCCTGGGAGTGAAGGGCTTGGATTTCGGTCTCGTGTGCCTTTAGGGACAGCTCGAACGCCCTTCGGGCCGCGTCATACACCTTCCAGTTCGTGTGGTACACCTCCCGGGTCGCGTAGAGCTTATCCCCGGCCGCGACCACGGTCTTCGGCAGCTCGCCTGACACGGGTCGCATGAGGCGCAGGCGGGTCTCGTGCTCGGATTTGTGCTTGTTCGCGTAGATATAATGCGTGCGCTCCAACAGCGGTTCGGTGCTCCACTCCAGGAGCGTATCATGGTGAATGTGCCAGCACGGCACTCCAGCGGGCGTATCCATTGCGTCACCACCTTTCCGCCCCGAAGGGCAACCGCACCCACGACCGCGGCCGGGCGCCCCGAGCCGGAGCGCCGGGCGGCGGCCGTCGACGACCGGCCGCCTGACCCTACGCCTTCACCTCCCCGTCCTCGATGAGCACGCTCGCCTTGTCGGCGTCCTCGTTTCGCTTGATCACCCGGGTCATTATGACCTGGAAGCCGGCCTTCCGTGCCATCTCAAGGACGATGCGCTCGCCGTCGGCGTCCAGCTTCTCGCCGTCGTCGACGAGCAGGAGCTTGACGCGCTTGCGCTTGTTCAGCGCGATGGCGACGGCCACGCTGACGCGGAGCTGCGCGGAGCTCCCGGCCTGCGAGAGTGGCAAGCCGCGGTACAGGACCGCGTCTGCCGTGATGTCGAGCTCGGGGACGGGGAGCCGCTCGCGCGCGGCGAGCCGCGCCTGCTCGCGCTCCGACTCGACGACCTTGAGCGCCTCGTCGAGCCTGGCGGCCTCCGCGCAGGTCTCGACGAGCTGAGCGGAGAGCTCGTGGTGCCTGAGGTTCTCGCGGTACTTCCGGTTGAGCTCCTCCGCGCCGCCGATCTGCCTCACGACGGCGTCCTCGTCGGCCCTCGTCAGCGCGGACGCTGCCTTGACGGCGGCCTTCGCGTCGACCTGCTTCTTGGCGAGCTCCACGCGATGCTTCGCCGCCACTGCGACGGCCCGCACAAGCGTCTCTCTCTCGAGCTCGATGGCAGCTTCCAGCTCGGCGATCTTCTCCTTGATCGCCTCGGCGTCCTCCTCGGCGTCTCGGACCTCGTCCTCGAAACTCTTGACCTTCGTCGAGAGCTCTGCGGCGGCCCTCTGACGCTCGTCCACGTCGGCGTTCGCGCGCCTCCTGACGGCGAGCTCCCTGGACAGCTCCTCGACGCTGACCGGCATCGCCGGCGCGTCCTTGTGTGTCGGCACTGCCGAGAGCTCGATCTCGAGCCGCTTCGCGTCTCTGTTCGCGTCCCTGCGCTGGCCGAAGAGCTGATCGTGGCGAAGGTCGAACGGAGCCGAGTCGAAGCCCATCAGGTCGGAGAGCGCCCGCAGCCGCTCGTGATCGTCCATCGCCATGAACTTGAGCGGGTCCAGCGAGACGTGGTCGAGCAGATCATTGAGAAGAGTCTGCGGAGCCGTCTGCCTCTCCCCCTCGCGGTGGATGCTGAGCGCCGGAGAGCGCCCCTTGCGGAAGACTTTCGAGACCAGGATGCTCTCGACGACCTCGCTGTCAGGGTCGTCCTCGTCCGCCAGCATGTTGAACCGAGCGACGATCTCACCGCTCTTCGCGTCGCCGTGGAGCGGCTCGTCCGGCGTCTCGCTCATCCCGGCGAGCAGGATCTCGAGCGACTTCAGGACGCTCGACTTCCCTTGCTCGTTCCGGGCCTCGATGAGCACCGCACCGCCTGGCTCGAGTACGAGCTTGACCGCCTTGATCCGGAGCACGTTCTCGACCTCGAGGCTCGTGAGGCTCAGCGTCTCGTCTCCGTCGCTCCTCGTCTTCGCCCTCTTCGCCGCCATCTAGCCTCTCCTCTCCCCTGACTTCGGTTGCGCGCCTGAGCGCGCTCTCACGGGCCCACTCTTCATCGATGCCGCCACGAGCCTGATGGCCTGCCTCGGCGTCACTCCTGCGCGCGCGTTGAGGCGCTCGACGATCCCAGGGCGACGCTTCAGTGGCGAACAGTCGTAGTCAGTCACGAACCTGAAGCCGCGCTCCTCGTCCGTGACCACGATCACGCGGCCCCCGTCCTCGCCCGGCCCCGGGTGCATGGCGTATGCGAGCCTCATCTCTCCCCGTCCCTTCGTGCGTGATCCTTGTCGTCGCCGGCCGCATCCTTGGCGTCTCGCTCACGCTCGAACGTGACACGCTCGGCCTCGTCCTTCCACTCGTCGAGGAGTGACTTGGGGAGGAGCCACTTGGGAACACCATAGCCTGCGACGTTGCGAGAGTCTCCTGCGTACCTGACCGAGCTGATCTCCCACGAGCCGACACTGACACCGGCCTCGTGATCGGCAGGATGCCAGTCGAGCGCGACGACGACGGCCGATTCGATCTCGTTGTCGTCTCCGTCGTATCCTACGGTGAGCAGCGTGCTGAGCTCGATGGATATAGACTTGACTCGTGTCAGCGTCGCGATCCTGAATCCCATCGTCACCCTCCTTGGGCGAGCGCCGGCCCCTGGCGTCGGGCGCCGGCCCCTGGCGTCGGGCACCGGCGCCCGCCACGCGCTCCGCGATCTAGCCGAGCATCGCCGGCGCGAACATCTCGACGGCGACGCGCGCCGCGCGCGCCTTCGCCTTGCCGGCCTCGCCCATCCACGATCCGTAGACGCGCGACTCCTGCTTGGCGCGCGCGTCCGCCCCCACCACGCGGCGGTCGTGGTCGTGGTACTGCGTGACCGCGTTGAGGGCGGCCCACGCCGTCCCGCTGATCCGGCCGCCGAGCTTCTGGCGCTCGTCGTTGTGGAAGTTATTCCACACCGTCGCGCGCGTCTTCATGAGCGGCCTGCTCGCCTCCTTGAACTCGGGGACAGGGAAGAGCGTATCGAGGTAGGCCGTGAACTCGCCGTCGTGGATGCTGCGCCGGACGAGCTGCGAGGCGAGCTGGAGGTAGTCGACGAAGTGATCGCGGACCATCCCGAGCGCCTCCCGCGCGGCGTCGATCCGCCGCATGACGTTGCCGACGTGCCGGACGGAGTAGCGCCGCTCGCCCGGGCTCCCGTCGCTGAGCGCGAAGTTCAGCGTGTTCCAGCAGACCACCCTGACGTTCGTCGGGATGATGTTGACGGCCTTGGAGCCGTCGTGCGTGTTGGCGAACAGGACGTAGCTGCGCTGCTCGTCGCCCTGGACGACCTCGCCGTCGATGCCAGACAGGCGCGCGAGGAGCCACACGGTCTGACCGTTGAAGAGCGCGCCGGCCGACTCGTACCTGACCTCGCCGGAGTCGATGAGCGCGTCGACGAACCGGAACGCCTCCGCGTTCTGAACCGGCGTGTACTTCTCGGTCACCACACCGAGCACCCTGCGCGTGTCAGTGCGGACGTTCGCGCGGAATGTGGGAACCTGCTCTGCGACGCCGTCACCCGACAAGAGGAACATCCGCTCCTGCTCGACCTCCCAATCGAGCCCCGCGAGCCGGATCGCCTCGCGGCTGTTCGGCGCAGTCTCGACGACCGTCCCGAGCCCGTGCCACGCCGGCCTCCCGGCGTAGACGGCCTCCGCGCGTCCCGACTCCGTGCTGATCTCGTGACTCATCTTCTTGCGTCCTCCGTGCGGGAGCCCGGCCCTCCCGGGCGCCCGTCTTTCCTTAGATACTAACTCCCGCGAATGCGATGTCCAGCGAAAAAGCGGGAGTATTCTGCTTTTTTCTGCGTCGCTCATTTGCCCTCACCGGAACCCAGCGTCGCCTCTGGCTGAAACTTCGGGTTGCCTGAGTGGTATTCCTCTGCCGACAGCAGGTAGTTCGCCCACCGAAGATACTGAGACCTCGTGCGCGGGTCCTGGAAGAACTGAAGGTAGTCACCCGGCCTGTACGCGCTTACGTTGAAGAGCTGATCCGCCCCCACTCGGATGCTCTCATCGATGTAGTCGCTCGCGTCCCACACGCGCTGCTTCGAGTGCCAGCTACGCTCCCGACGCCAGCGGAAGACGGCATTCCTCGCCTTCGGCATCCATTCGGAGACAGTCCCGATTCGACCTGGGCCCGGGTCACCGTATGGACTGTACTCTTCCAGCTCGCGCTCCGAGGTGTGCCTCCGATCCCTGCTAGCCAGAGCGTTGTACTTCCGGGCCTCGCGCTGAAGCCATGCTCGCTCCTGACCGATGGTGACCGAGCCGATCCACAGCGATACGTTGCAGGCGGCTCGGTACTCCTCCCAAGACGGAGGCGCGGCCGAAGGAGCCAGCACGTTGTCGTCGTCGTGGACCAGCTCGACGGCCGCGTCGAATCCATCCTGAGTCCAGAGTCGAGCCTGAGGATGCGGGTGCAGGACCTCAGACCTGTCGAACAGGCCCTGGACGATGTATGCTATGAGGTTGTAGTCAACGATCCGGTCCTTCATGATCTTGTCCATGTCGTCGAAGTAGACGCTGCTTGGGTCGTACGGGTGATGGTCGTCGTCGCGGCGGTGTCCATTGTGAGGATTGCGCCAGTGATCTTTCTTCGGGTGAGCTCGATCCCACGCCTTCGCCTTTCTCTGCGCCTCCCTGCGCTCCCTCACGATCTCCTGATACTCGCGGTCCGTGATCAGCTCATCGATCCCGGTGAAGCCTGAGCCCCACATCTTCTCGCCGATCACGAGCTCCGTCTTGCTGGGAAAGAGTCGAGGACCGAACTCTAGATCGGTCGTGAGCCGGTGGAGCCTGTCGCCGTTCCTGATGTACATGTAGGTGAATTTGTCCGCCTGTTCCTGGTGCATGATCCAGAAGACTCCGGCGAAGCTGCCGTCCCAATCGCGCTCCTTTACGTGCCTGCGAACTCGGAACGCGACCATGCACCTGGGGAACGGGAGGATTCGGTTGAGGTTGTGCTTCTTGGACAGCCACCTGTCGAAGCCGTCGATGTTCTTGAACTCCATCCCGCCGTGCGTGTAGTCGAGCAGGCTCTCCTCGTCCATGTAGCATCTTCGCTGCATGATGCGGAGCCTCTCGTCGGCCGCGGCCGGCTCGCCCTTCAGGACGAGCTTGATGTCCTCCGCAAGTCCGGCGTACAGTCGCACCGTCCTGATGCGTCCAGCGATCTCTCCGACCTTCTCCTCGATCGCTTCGACGGCCGCAGTCATCTCAAGCACACGCGCTCCGGCCCACATAGCAAGCGTCCTGTTGGCCTCTTTCACCTGCTTGAACAGCTCGGGGAGCGTCTTGTCCTGCGCCTTGACGAGAGCGCGCTCATGGTCTCGCGGGTCTTTCGCTGATGACACTACGGCCAGCGCAGTCGTCTCCTCGGGAGCCTGCTGCTGAAGCATCCGCTTGTCCTCGATTCCGAGGTTGGATAGGATGCTCCTGACCTTCCGCAACAGCGTGCGGACGATGAGCTGAGCCTTCTGGCATTCACCGACGATGATCGAGTCAGGATCTTTCTCGAGCTTCACGGAGTCAGCGATGTCGTCGGAGTGAATCCTAACGCGAGACCCTCCCGGCGACTCCACCCTGATGTAGTTCGATCCGACGTGCGTGATGCAGCCGAACCAGCGTTCGGCTTCTCCGCCATCTTCGTCGTCCTCGTCGGTCACCCACACCCACGCCCCGAGCGCCAGGTGCTCGAAGTTGGGCACCCGGACGGTATCGGCAGCCTCGACGGGGATCACCTCGTTCTTCATGTCGTCACCCCATCCTCCGTCGCTCCGCAGGCGACGCGCAGCGCGTATTCGTCCCACCCAACTGAGCGCCTCACGCTGACGCTTATTCAGACTGCTCATGCCGCGCTCCCCTCCCCCTCGACAGCCATGTGCCAGCCTTTGCCGCGCCGGTTGATCTCGGCGACCGTGCCGGGCTTGCTCCGCCACATAGTGGCGATCCGCTGGAACGTGATCTTGACTCCCACCGACGACAGGAACATGCGCAGGCCGCGTGGCCCCTCGCCGCAATAGCCCCACGAGAATCCGGTGAACGCGTGCCACGAGACGCCCGCAAGACCTTGTCGACCTGGACGTACAGCGCGCGGTCGAGCTGGCCCTGAAGCGTGAGGCGTTCGCCTTCGCACCTCGCGGCGATCAGGACGGCCTCGACTTCCGGCGTGATCTCGACCAGCTTCTCTCTCATCGTCCCCTCTCCCTTCGTGCGGCCTCGAGTTCGTTCCTCGCCTGAGCATACTCCCTGAAGGCCGTGCGGGCCTCCTCGGACGCGCGCTTGGACACCCTCATCCCCGCTCGCCGTCCGGGTCGGCCGCGTCGACGGCGCGCCGCATGACCTCGTGGTGGACGTCGTGGAGCGTGAGGCTGGTCGGATCAGGCTGTCCGACGGTGACGGCCGCGAGCTTGAGGAGCTCGCCGCGCGCGAGCGAGATCGAGGCGTCGGCCTCGGGCCAGTCGGCGTGCTCCTCGTCGCATCCGATCTCGACCTCGGCGTGCCGAATGAGCTCGACCATCGACTCGGCGAGCCTGCGCGACCGCTCGAGACCCCGCATGACGTGTACGATGTTCATCCCGCGATCCTCCTCGGGCCGGCCCCGCGCCGGCCCCGCTTCTAGTCCTTGAATGCCTCTCCCGAGAGCCACTCCTTGAGGCGCGTCGGTTAGGCGTCCAGTCGGCGAACGATCCACCAGCGCGGGTCCGTGTTCACCAGAAGATACGTGGCGATTCCTCCGCGTAGTGTAAAAGTCCCGTCGCCATGCACCGTCTTGACGCTTCGGGTGTCTGCCCAATAGGTCTTGACGAATTCGAGAATCGCTTCGCGCCCGGTCTTGCTGCGACCATCGGTCTTCCAGATGTCCACGCCGGGCCTCTCGATGCTTTCCATGTCCGTCCTCCCTTCAGGCACCCCAACGGCGTCCTGACCGCCCCCCGCATTGCAGGGAGCGGCGCAGGAAGCGGTCAGAGCCTGACTACCCACGTGCCGATCTCGTTCCCGTTGCCGTCACGAATGTCGCCCGAGACCGTGGCGTTGGGGCGGAGGTTGCCCCTGCCGCCGATAGCGGCAGCAACGGTGCGCAGCGTTTGCGCGATGACATCCATGCGCACAGTCCCCTCTTCGTCGCCCTCGAAGTACGAATTGCCGACCTCGAAGCGCACTTCCACCATTGCGGCACCCACCTTTCCGCCCCGAAGGGCTCCGCACTCACGCCTGCGGCCGCGCCCACCGCGGCCCCGCTCTCTCACGCCTGCGACCGCTCGTCCCACTCCAGCACAGCGATGTTATTGACCGTGAGCGTCGCGCGGATCGCCCGCCCCATCTCGGCGCGCGCCTCCTGCGACGAGTCGCGGATTCCCGACCAGTCCCACCCCTGCGCCGGGGTGTACCCTGCCTGACCGTACCCGTCCTGACGCGCCCACACCGCGCGCCTGATCTCGTGTTGAATGCTGCAGGAGACGTTCGTCGGCGTCCTCGACCCGTGATTGAAGATGACGACGAGATCCCAATCGGGTAGATCGACGACGCGCGCGACTCGGGAGTCTATCCTGTCCCTCACCTTGAGCTCGCGCAGCTCCCCGAAAATCCCGTCCCGAACCGTGAACGTCCGCTGTTCGTACCTCGGCATTGCCTCGTCCTCCTCGGGCCGGCCCTGCGCCGGCCCCGCTTTCAGCCCCTCCGCGCGCGCTGCATCGCCGTGAATCCAGTCGAACAGCAGTCCGATGACCCTCAGCATCTTCAGCGTCCTCCGTGGGCCGCCCCTGAGGCGGCCCGGCTCTCGCTCATCAGGCTCTCGGCGATCTCCGCGACCGACTGTCGCCCGTAAACGGCGTTGAGGCGCGCGCGCTCCGAGCTGACGTCCGCCTCGCTCTTCCACCCGTGAACGCGCTGAGCGGCGCGTGCGGCGACGACCGCGCTGCGAGTCGTCGCCCACTCGTCGGCGCCAGGCCCGGCGTCCGCGAACGTGCGGTCGAAGGCAGCGAGCGCCGCCACCACTCCGCGCCTCTCGTCCGCCGCTATCTGATCCAGAGTCATCCCCGCGCCCCTCTCTCCGTCTACCTGTATATAGACTATGGCGCACGCGATGTCTAGCGGAAACGCTAGAAAAAGCGATTTTCTTTTCAGGTTTTTTCTCGGGCATCCGCGTGGCAGGATCGCCCATCCTGAGCGATGTACCGTGATCGGATAACTCCGACCAGGAATAAAAGCGTATCCCGCCGCGGTTTACGCTACGAGAGCATTATGCGGTCATGGGGTACAAGGCCGTTTTGCTACCGCATGGTAACGCGCACGGAGCCCCCCGGAGGCGTGAATCCGGCAGGCCAGGCGCTGTCACCCTGCTATTCGCCGCACATCGCTCTGAGGCGATCCTGAGGGCAGTTTTCTGCGATGACGTATTCGGGCCGGATGCTGCGATCCGTGGCGTTCCAGCGTTCACGGTGAATGCCAGCGGAGGATAATCTATTCCTTGAAGGGATCGCTATACCTGTCTGGCGGGTCGTGACGCTCGGCATCCTGCAGCACGTCTCGTGCCAGCTACGTCGGCACAGCGTTTGAGCGCACTCAAGCTCCGTGCCAGCCAGAAATCCTGAAAAAAAATGAGCACCACCCTCCCGCGCAAACTCGTTCATTAGCGAAACCGTAGCGGCTTTGCGAAAAATCCGGGATCGATTTTCGCTTGAGAAAGATACAGCATCGCTTCCGAGATGAAGACGGCCGGCCGGAGCCGCGCTCCCCGGCCGGCCGCTGAGACGGGAGAAGAGAGCCGAAGAGTATCAGGCGGCCCACGTCCCGTCAAGGCTTTTCGAGCTCGCGGCGATGGCCGCCATGACCCACCGAGTCCCGGCCCCCGTGACGTTCACCCTGACGACGGCCTTGCCGGTCGCGTCCGTCAGCACCTTGAGGCGCTGATTGACGAGCGGGGCGTCGATCTGGACGCCGGTCGTGACCGTCACGGTCTGAGTGCCGGCCGGAGCTCCGAAGCTGCCGGTGCCGATCCACACGTCGACGAGCATCTTGCGTGCGATGTTCTCGGCTCGAGGATTCTGCACCTGGATCGTGAAGTCGATGTTGTCCGCCGACTCCGCACCCTTCGTGATGTCGGCGAGCGCAGGGATGAGGTCGTCGGCCCCCGACGCCAGCCTGATCCACGACGTGCCGTTCGAGAAGTAGAGCGACCAGTTGCCGGCGCCCTCGTCCTTGAACGCGAGCGACCTGTCGTTGTCGCCGGCGGCCGGGAGAGCGCCGGTCGTCTCGAAGACTGGGAACGGATACGTCTCGATCAGGTCCTCGATGCGCTCGAAGTCTGTGTTGACCGTGGCGTCCCACCCGGCCTGCCCCGGGTCAACGCTCAGACGGTTGAATGCTCGCTTCGCCATCTCACCCTCCCCTAGACCTTGACTACGCTGATCTCGCGGTCGTCTGACACGTAGGCCCCGTCGACGTTCGTCAGCCGAGCGTCGAACGTGGCAGGCTCGCCGCCGAAGTCCGACACGAGCTGAGCGTTGGTGTAGCTCTGCTGCGTCACGTCCGAGTCGATCTCGAACGTCCTGACGACGGTGGGCCCGGACGGGTCGATGATCTCGACCTTGAACACGCCGTCGTGAGACGGAGTCCCAGTGATCGCGATGCCGGCGCGCTGCTCGCCGGCCGCGGCCCCGGAGCCGCTCCTGACCCTGTATGTCCACTCGAAGAGCACGTCGCCTCCGGCTCCGTACTCGTCGACGGGATGCGATCCGTCGTCGTTGGCCCTGAAGTTGTCTGGCGGGAGCGGGCGAGCTCCGCGGCCGACAATCGTCTTGACCACGGGAGTCACGGTCGACACGTCGACGATCCGACGGCTCGTGCCAGGCTGAGTCTTGAGCCACAGGTCGATGCCGAGCGCGACGAGCGGGTCTTCGATCCGCTCGACGTCGTTCCAGCGGAAGACGTAGACCTTCGTCCCGACAGGGAACGTCCTGCGAAGCGTGTCGTACCTCGAGCGGATGAGACCGTCCAGCCGGTAGGACGCGCCGCCGAGCGCGGTCACGTTCCGAAGGAACAGGATCTCGTGCTCGCCTGACACCTCGTCCTCAAGGATGCACACCTGAAGTCCGAGCCGCCAGTTCTCGTCGTCGCCCGTCAGGTTCAGGACGTACGCGATGTCGTCGTTCGCGGCGTCCATCGTGGGCCCCTGCTCGACGATTGTGTCGATCCCGACGTCGAACTCGGACGTGAGCTCGCCGCCGGCGAAGGCCGCGTTCTGCATGTGGTTCTGCTGATACGATGCGCCGGTGGCAGAGAGCCACACCGGAGCACTCGATATCGCGCTGTTCGCCCGTATGCGGAACACGCCGATCCTCAGCTCCGGCACCACCGAGAGTGGGAACTCGAAGAACGTGAACGCGAAGTCCTCCTCGGCGTCGTACTCAGGGATGTTGATGTCGGGCGCCGGCGGCTCATAGGCCGTGGGCGACGGAGAGAACCTGTCGAACATCGCCTCGAGAGAGACCTCGTTCGACAGGTCGTCCAGAAGGGTGCTCATGAGCCGGAGCTTTCCGACCCCCGCGACCACGAAGGGCTGGCCGGAGACGAGCACCCTCGCTGCGCGGGAGGCTTTGATGGTGACGACCGCCACGCTGACGAGCTCCTCCTGCTGACGCCTGTCGACGACCGCGGCCGCGACCTCAGGATGCGTCACGATGGCGATGGGTATCTTGCGGACCTTGGGGACGCCGTACTGATCCGCGGAGCCGTCGTCGTCGACGGCGATGTCCTGCTCGTTGTAGTTGTTCGTCTGATCCCGGAAGATGAAGATGACCCTGTCCGCACGCTTCCCTTCATGCTGGATCGTGACCTCAGGGAGCGGCGCGATCACGATGTCGCTCGGGAGCGTGATCGCCGGGTCGTCCTCCCTGATGGGGTTCACGCTCAGCACCTCTCCGATCTGAGGGAGCGTCACGCTCAGGTCGGTGAGAATCGCAGAGATCACTCCGCTGATGGCGATGCCTCCGCCAGCGACGAGATTCATGGGCACATGCTCCTCGGCGCAGAGCGCGCCGAGCCGCTCCAAGGCCCCCACGTCTACGTGCTCGACGCCGATCCCGGCCCCGTGTGGATACGGCTGAGTCAGGAGCTGCCAGAGCGCATGAGCCGGGTTCACTCCGTCGTCGCCCTTGTCGACGCCTGTCTCGTCGAGCCACGCCGGCGAGTCGAGGAGAGGCGAGTCCTTCACGCGCACCTCGACGGTGTACTCCATCGCCGGCCAGTTGGCGGACTGTCCCAGGTACTTGCCTTTCGCCCCACCCCATACGCCAAACTCCGGTGGGCCCGGTGCGCCCCACACCAGTGACATCACATGCGGGAAGCGCGACGCTGCGACCTTCGCCGATATCAGCGGGTCGACCGGCTGGTCGATCTCACCCCAGTAGGGCTTGAAGCTGCCGTAGTCGGCGACGCTGATGGTCGTGCCTGACGGGTGAGACGTCGGCGTGATCCTGGTCCCGTAGACGAGCTCGCCGTTGGAGAAGATGCCCTCGACCGCGCTGCCGGGTCCGACGCAGAGCGCGTGCCACGCGCGCTCAAAGTAGCTCGAGACGGATATCGGGCCGCTCCCGAACACGCTGCTCTTCCCACCGGGAGCCTTCTCCTTCGTGATGACGACCTGCCTGTCTCCGACCCACGCGAACAGCGGAGCTATCCTGCCACGCCCGAACACGAGCGGCATGAACGAGCCGTGACGCACGCTGGGAGTGGGCTTGTCGTCGAAGGGAGAGGCGGCTTCGGGGTCAGCGAGCGCCTTCGAGATGGCTGATATGCCAGCCGACACCACGAGGCTGGCTAGAACGCTGGCCATTGATCCTTGCCCTTCAGCCGCCACGCGTGCAGCAGCATCGTGCCGACCTCGCCGAGTCCCGCCTCGACGACGCCGACGCCAGGATTCGAGTGCCAGATGGTGCCAGGCCTGGGCCCAACGATTGCGACGTGCCCCGGGCTCTCAGCGATCTTGAACACTATCACGTCGCCTGGCTCCACGACGTCGCCTTCAACCTTGTCGTGAGGATATCGTCTCTCGACTATCCTTGCAACCTCGAAGGCGCCGCGCGGGTTGTGCCAGCTCGTGTCCGGTGGCAACACTGGAACTGGCTCGGGGCTCATCCCGTAGAGCTCGTCCAGGACGGCGACGACGAACCGGATGCAGTCCACGGCGGCCCCGCGACAGCACTGTCCGTGCATGTAGCGGGTTCCCCGCCAGCTCTCGAGGACGCGGCCGAGAGCCGTCAGGACGCCGACTCGAAGACAGGGTTGTAGGCTGGAATCCCGAGCCCAGCCCCACCGAAGCGCAGGAGGTTGCTCCATCGCGTGTCGCACACATCCCTGGTCTTGTCGCAGCCGGGCACGAGCGTCACCTGCTGCCCGCTCCACCCCGGCGGCGGCGGCCTGACGAGCGTGTAGTCGTTCCCTGTCGTGTACTCTCTGATCATGATGCGAGCTCCATCGCGCATGATCCATCCGCGGTGATAGTAGCGCGCGCTCGGTCCTGCGACGTCCAGCGTGACGACGCTCCCAGCGATTGCGTCGACGGTCGCAGAGACCTTCAGGGACTCCACGTCGACGCCGCAGTTCCCGTCGCCGAACGTCCACACACATGCGTTCGTGATGGCGATCCCGCACTGGACGCTGAGTCTGTCCTTGAGGCCGGCGACGCGGAGCCTGACAGCGCCCTCGAGCCCCGCGGCGTTGTACGTGGCCTCGACCACGCGTCCGAAGAAGACTGGCCTGAGCGTGCCGTCGTTCCCGGGCTCGATCTCTTCCACGAGCACATCGACGCCTGCGTGCGGGAGCCCGGTCACGAGAGCACCGGCGGGCTCGAGAGCGGCCGGCATCAGGATCGAGATGGGAGCGTCCTCGGCGCCTCCGTGCTGTCGCTGGAACTCGACCTTGACGGCGGGAGCCGCGTCCCATGTGGTGACGAGCCCGCCCCAATCGGACGTCGCTCGAACCACGCGCTCGTTGAACGCGGCGTATCGCCTGACCTGATCACTCCACTTGAAGGTCAGGAGAGTCGCGTACAGCCTCGCGGAGGATGTGTCGAGCTCGCTCTGCTTCACGTCTCGCTCTCCTCGAACACCAGGCCGACCTCGAACCTCTTCCGCGCCGTGGCGATCCACGCACCGGACGGTACAACCTCGCGGGCCTCTGCCAGCAAGCTGAATCCGCTGTGGACCGGGTCCAACGGTGATGGAAACGACGAGCCGATCCATTCACTGTAGTATACGCTGCCAGAGTACTGGGGCCCGACGGCATCGCCGACTCCCACGACGTAGCGTTTGCCTCGCTCCAGGATGGGCTGAGCACCGTCGAATGGCAGGTATAATATCCTGTACCACACGAACCCTGGGTACTCGTCCGGGTACAAGATGCTGTACATCTCCGTGAAGTCGCTCGAGCCGGTCGGCTCTCGATAGATGCTTGCCTTGAAGCGCGCGGTGCCGCCATTTTGACGGAGCCATATTCCGGACGGCCGCCTGTCGGCGAACGGCATCGTGATCAGGTTTCCGACGAACGCGCGCGCGGCGGTGGTTGAATAGTGAAGCGCGGATGCCGGCAGGAGCCCTGGCATCCACTCGACCAGCACAGCGTCGTCGGAGTCCAGCCACGAGAAGAACATCGCCGGCGTGGTGAATCTCTGGAACGAATCCGACGCTGACGGGAACGCCTGTCCGACCACCGCGCTGGAGAAGAACGCGCCATTCTGCCAGGCCATCATCCGGAGCTCGTCTCCGATCGTCCTGGTGATCAGCACCTCTATAGGATCGCCCGGCAGAAGCTCGTTGCCCTTCGAGATGTCGTACCTATGTGGGGTGAAGATCGGAGCGAGCACTGTGTGCGACGACGTCGACAGCACCTGAGACGTCCTGAGGTTCGTCACCTTGATCGTGAAGGTGATGTAGCCGAGCGCCGGGGACACCCGCAGCATCGCGTAGAACGCCTCGAAGTCGTCTATCCTGGCATTGCACGGAACTCTGGTCACGATGCGTATCACGGACGAGGCCGAGCACGTCAGACTTCCTGCTACACCTGTTCCGATGGTATCGTAGTCATACGACAGCGGGCTCGGAACGAGGATGCCGCCCTTGGTCACGCCCATCGCTCACCCCGTCGATCCGTCACGGACTAGAGTCCCCGGCGTCCAGAAGCAGCGCGAGCGCCAGCACGTCGTCTGGCACGTCGACCCACTCGCCAGAGGCGCGCTCCGCGGCGTGGAACTCCTCCCGGCCCCGGTCCGCCCACTGACTCATGTGAAGGTCAGCCCACGGGTTCGCCTCGACCGTTATCCTGTACCATCGGTCACGCGTTATCAAGGCAGGTGCCACGAACTGAACGTAGGCGAAGTTCTCCTTGTTCACCGTGCCGTGTGCCACGCCCAGCATAGTCTCGTCCAGCGTGACCTCCGCGAGCACCTCGTCGTCCTCCTCGCGCTCGAGGCGGAACGTGAGGTCGAAGCTGCCTGCGTAGTCCGTGTAGAACTTCGCCCACACGCCTCGCACCACGACAACGCCGAACGCCCGCATGAGGACCCTGTTCCCGATCCTGTCGGACGAGCCGCCCTTCACGAACTCCGTGATTGCCGGCGCAGACAGTTTCAGGACAGGGCTGCCGGAGCTGACCTGCGCGGTGTCCCACGGGCGCGCCGGCCAAACGAATCCGCCGCCGATCCTCTGCCCCTCGACTCGCAGGTCTCTGAGGCCGCTCGGCTGAGACAGGAGTCCTTCGACCTCGACGCTCTTCTCCTGAAGCACCTCGACGACAGACAGGGACACGCTGACGGTCTCGTCGGTGATCCACGCCTCTCGCATGGCGTCGGATGAGAAGCGCACCCTGTGTGCCATCCTGACGCTTCGGACGTCTCCAATGAGAGGAGCTGACGGGAGCGGGTCCGCGAACGTCACGACGTCGTTCAAGCCGATGCGAGTGGTCCCGGAGACCTCCGCGACGTATATCGTGCCGTTGCTGAGCGTGATCCCGACGTGCGGCCTGAACGCCCAATCGAACTCCGGGCCGACTGCGCGGACCGTGACGGTGGTCTGCGTGATCTCGCTCGCCTCATAGTCGCACATAGGCGAGAGGATCCAGAAGGGGTGAAGGCGGCCCCCGCGAGACTCGAAGAACCGCAGCAGCTCGAACGCGTCGTCGCGGTTGAGAGACGTGACCGCGAAGCCGACTACGGCGCGCGCCCTCTCTCCGTGAGCCTGAACGACTGAGTCACGCCCAAGCTGAGAGTAGCCCCCCTCGCGCTGGATGCCTCCGGTGACGTCGCTATTCCAGTTGAACCGGCGATCCATGATCGGGATGCCGTCTTCTGCAAGAGGGAAGCCGGCAGGGTCTGTGCCGGGCGCCACGGTCGGAGTCAGCGTCTGCTCGCCAGTGCTCTCTATGAACGCGAACTGCGCCTCGAAGGTGTCGGCGGTCAGGTAAATGCCGGAGTTCTGAAGGCTGAGCCTGGCCTCCATCAGCGGCATGACCTTCGATCCGGCCGGGAAGTCTCCGGAGAGCGGTGCCTTGAGTGTGATCTCAGAGTCCGTCAGGGACTCGATCTCAGCGACCTCGAACTGCGAGAACATCCCGTCGCCGTTCGTAGGCTCGGCGACGACGATTCTCCCGTCCGCCTGAAAGCGTCGATTCGTCGTGTCGCAGGCGAGCGCGGTGTCTTCGGCGTCGGCGGCTGAGAGCAGCCTCGACGAATCCACATAGACGGGGATCAGGTTGGCGGCCTGCGCGAGCCTGCTAGCGACCATCTTGAGCGACAGGCCCTCGTCGCGGTTCAGCCCCATCAGGTTGACGGCCATCGTCCGGTATGGACGGTTGATGAGTCCGACGCGGCTCTCGGAGACCGTCTCGGCTGAGACGACGTCGGTCGAGTAGGCCGTCTCGAGGGACGCTTCCAGCTTCCAGTCAGCGAGGAACAGGTACGCCAGCGCCCACAGCTCGCTTGACAGCGGAGAGTCCTCGACGTCGACGAGCGAAGACGGAACGAGTATGCTCATCTTCGGCTTCCCAAGATGCCACCGATCTCGTTCCTGTGCGCCTCGAAGAACCTGAGCATGGCACCAGAACCTCCGGTGAGGAGTCGAGCGAACGCCGCCTCGTTGGCGACGACGACTGCCTCGCGGGGCTCCGCGCCGTCGCGCGTCGATCCGGCCGCGATCTCACCGCCGGCCTGAAAGCCCCCGAGCGCGTAGCGCGAAGCGCCGCCGGGCACGTTGCCGAAGAGCTCCCGCGGGAACAGCATCCTGTTCATGGCGCGCATGATCCCGGCACCGTAGTAGGACGACGCCGACTCACGGACGACGAACTCGCCAGGAGTCAGCATGGCTGGAACGGTGTCGCGGTGAACGGAGGCTGGGCCTGGAACGTGTCCGCCGCCGGCGAACACGAGCCCAGATCCGTGAACGAGCCCCCCGGCGTTCGCACCGGCCCTCGATCCAAACGTCGGAAGGCCGAGTACCTTCGCGATGAGCCACTGCTGAATGAGCTTCAAGAGAACCTGAATGGCCTGCTTGCCGAAGTCCCTGAAGGCGTCGTTGGCGTCCTTGGCTCCGTCGACTACCCCGACGAGGCTCGCTCCAAGGCCGTCCATCAGTTCGGTCAGCGGAGCCACGAGCTGCTGCCGGAACGCGGCGCCGAACTCCGTCCATGTGGACCGCGACCGCCTGGCGAGCGCGTCGCTTGCGTTCCCGATGGCGTCCGCGGTCTTGCCCCATATCACCTTGATCTTCTCGGCGGCGAGCTCGAACGCCTCGGTGTCGCCGCCCTGAGTCTGCAAAGCCAGCAGCTCGACCTCGATATCCGTGAGCGCCTCCCTGAACACGTTCGCGGCCGCGGCGTTGCGGGCCGCCGCCTCCTCGTACGTGACGGTGCCCTTCTCGACGAGCTCGGCCGTCTTCTGCAGCTCGGCGTTCAGCTCGCCCTGGGCGATCGCTGCCTTGCCGGAGAGCGCTGCGGACAGCACGTTGATCTCGTCGCTTATGGCCCTGACGCCCTTCGCCTGCTCCCCCAGCATGGCCTGCAGCTCTTGCTCGAGTACTAGCTGCTTCTGCAGTACGTCTCCCGACGCCTGTCCAGACTCGAACCTCGACTGCGCGAGTTCAGCCAGAGCAGCTATCTGCTCGCGGACGATGTCGGCCTCGGCGTCCGCGGTTTCCTTCGCGATCCTGAGACGCTCGGCGGCGAACTCGGATTCGCCGATTCGCCCGAGCTTGAGGTCTCGGTCGAGCGCCTCCGCCTCCTGCGCCGAGATGATGTCCAGCGCCTCCTTGTTCGTCCCTGTGCGAACGGCCGCTATCTGAGCGGCGAGCTCGATCTCTCGCTGAAGCTGATCGGAGGACACGCCTGGGATCGTGTCGCCACCGGCACCGGCACCGGCACCTGCCCGAGCCTTGTCGAGGATGGCCTCCGTCTCGGCGGCGAGCATCGCGATTGCACTCGCTGCCGTCTTGGCAGACTTGACCATGTCGGCGTCGATCTTGTCGAGTGCGTCTCTCGTTTCGAAGACGGCGTCGATGGCTGCGCGCTTGGAATCCTCTAGCTGGGAGTCCAGAGCGGTGAAGCCGCCACGCGTGGCCTTGGCGAGGTTCGTCCCCGTCAGGTTGTCGAGCTTCTCCGCGATGAACGTGACGAGGTTGAAGAACGCGTCGCCGATGACTTTTGCCATCCCGAAGAAGATCAGGCTCGTAGTCGACTTGATCCTCTGCCAGCCACCGACGATGATCGCCCACAGCTTCCTGAACGCCGACTCGACGGGGTCGAAGAATCCGACGCCGATCTCGAGGAACAGTGTGATGAACGTGTTCTTGACCACCGCGAGCGCGTCGCTCACCCCTATGGCACCGGACGCGATGCCGTCCCACAGGACCGCCGACTTCTTGCCTGCGTCCTCGAACGCCTTCGAGGTTCCGCTGAAGACGCCGAAGAAGCTTCTCACGGCCACGAGAGCCACTCCGACCAGAACCGGGAGGAGAATCCAGGGAGCCAGCAGCGGGGCGAACAGCGCCCCGACCACGAGGAGCGCCTTCCACACCGCCAGCAGAGCGAGCTTCGCGGTGACCACGGCCCACACGGCGAGCCGCCACGCCTTGTAGGCGACGACGAGCGACAGGATGGTCGGGAGCATGTTGATCGCGAACGAGATGACCTCTGAGAGTATGGCGGAGTACACCTTCCACGTCGATGACTGGAAGAGCTCCAGCAGCTTCGCCACCGCGTCGTTCGCCGCCTCGAGGATTACGACCTTGAGCGTTATCAGCGTCTTGCCGATCTCCTCCAGCGTGTCGCCGAGCTTGTTCGCCTCCTGCTTCGCTCTGCCGAACGGAGTCTCGGCGAGCTTCTCGGCCGCGCCTGCGTATCGCTCGCCAAGCACCTTGAACGCCGCGCCCTGCAGGAGCGCCTCCTTGGTGATCCCGCTGAGCGCACCCTTGAGCTCTCCTCGCGCGGTGCCAGTCGCGGTGATCGCGACGAGCTGCGAGCGGATCGACTCGACAGGCCTGCCGAGCGCGGTCGCCGCCTGAAAGACGGCCTTCGTGGCTTCGGCCAGGTCTTCGGCCGCCACGCCGGACGCCTTCAGGATCGCGGCCTGCCGCTGGAACTCCTCGTTCCCGACGGTCGTGTTCCGCTGAAACTCGTTGGCCTGCTTGTTTATGTCCGCGTAGATGTCCGGAAGGCCCTCGAGCGCGAACGCGAGCTGCGTGGTGGCCTCGACCTGTTTCTCGGCCAGGTCCAGCGCTCTGCGAATGCCCTGAATGCCTGCGAAGGCCCCGATGAATCGTGCGGCCGTGCTGGTCAGGAACGAGAACTGCTTTCCGAGCGTGCCGACGGTTGTGCGGAGCCCCTGGAAGTTCTTGCTGATGTTGGAGAGACCTGGGGAGAGCTTGTCCCTGAGAATGGCGAGGATGCTGACCGTTCGCTCAGGCATCGTCCCCTCCGAGCTCCTTCATGGCCCGCTTGTAGTGCGCCCCGGCCTCTTTGCCGAAGATGGCAGCGGCTCCGAGGTGAACGCCGGCGATGAAGTTGCGCTGCCTGCGCTCGTGCTCGGCTCGGGCGAGTCGCAGCATCATGTCGAACTGCGGCTTGCTCCACCCTCGATACGGGAATCCTGGCTGGCGACGGTGAAGGATGTCGCTCAGGCGGTGGCCGGCGGCGACGAGAGTCTGGAGAGCTCGGCCCACAGGTCTACGTGCCTCCCTGTAAGCCTGCTCGCCGCGCGCTCGAACGCCGCCACCCAAGGGCGCAGTTTTTCGGGCCCTCCGAACGACTGGTCGAACCACGCCTCGACTATCGGCGCCATGTGCCAGTGCGGTAGATCGCGGACGTCCAGCTTGATGCCGGTATCCGGCTGGCAGCAGTCCGCTACCAGGTCCAGCACGTCCTCGAGGATGATGGGGATAACCGCCGGCAGGATGCTCCTCGCGTGCTCCTCGATGGTGGAGCCGCGCCTGATCTGCATGGAGCTGAGCGCGACGATGGCGCGTCCCACCTCGTTCGAGAACTTCTGCATCTGACGGAACGCCACGGGGTACACGGTCCATCCGATCTTGCCCTTCTGAGTCTCGATCTCGACATGCTGCCCCGGGAACAGGACCGCGAAGTCCTCCCTGACGTTCGCCGGCTCGGCGTCTCGTCTCGCCTCTTTCTCCGCCATGTCGTCTCCCCTCTCCCCTCAGAAAACAGGGGCTCGCGCTGCGCGGCGCGAGCCCCAGTTGATTCACTCGGCGCCGCAGTTACGACGCGTCGGGGACGGTGCCCTCGAAGTAGAGCATCTCGCCGGCCGGCACGTCGGCCGTCGCGTCGGCGAGGATCGTGACGTTGAACGTCATAGAGGAGAAGTCCTCTGAGCTGATCCCCGCGGCCGACGGCGTGATGCTGCAGCGCGCGTGCCGCACGCTCTGCTCGGCGCAGCCCTCGCGCGAGTAGAAGAGGAACAGCTCGCCCTCGATGTTGTTCGTGGTCTGCGGCTTCACCATCCGCTTGCCGGTGAGCGCGACCGGCGTGAACGACGCCTTGACGAGCTCTCCCTCCGGGATGGTCACCCCGATGATGCGGATGAGGCCGCGCTCGAGGCTCACGATCTCGTAGTCCGTGTCGAGGACGTACGTGGTCACGGCGGTCGGGTCTTTGAGTGCGTCGAAGGACGTCAGGTTGTAGACCGGATCGCCGGCCGCGTCCTTGATCTTCAGGAGGTAGCCCACGTGAGCCGGGTCCTGCGTCACGTCGGTCTGCGGGGTCGCGCTCTGCGTGAAGGCCTCCGCCGGAGTCGCCATCAGGAGGAGCGAGAGGTTCTCCGGGTTGAAGTTGGAGCACTCGACGGAGAACGTCTCCGTCATGTCCGTCACCTGCTTGGCGACGGTCCTGCGGAGCCCGCAGTCGGCGTCCTTGAGCTCAACCTCGGTGACCTCGAGCGCGGGCGTCGCCTGCTGAAGCACGCCCAGGTCGAGGAGCGGCTGGTCGACGGTGAGGACGGGGTCGCGCTTGAAGTACATGCGAGAGCCCGCGATCCAGAAGTCCTGAAATCCGGTGACGCCCATCACGAGCTCCCTTCGACGACCCTAGAAGGCGACTGGAATCGTCGCCACTACCCCCATTATGATGCCCTGCACGTAGACCTCTTCGACGGTAGAACGCTGAGTCTTCACGCCCGCCAGCATCGCCTCTCCGTCCCCGCGTCTCATCCTTCGGACTGCCATCACAGACAGTCTAACGTCTTCGTACAGGTCGTCAAGCGTCAAATCGCTCAGCGGACGGTTTCTTTCGACCGGCGATTCGCGCCACTTCGAGAAGAGTTCGAGGATGACGGTGGCCTCGCCGGAGTCTTCCAGCGGCGTCTCGGCCAGGATGACGGCCGCTCCGAGCGGGTGCGCGTCGAAGTCGAATGCGACCCACGTCACGGGTCCGCGGTGGACGCGATAGGCCCCGTTGCGAACCTTGGCGAGTGCATCGGCGAAGGCCCTTGCGACCTGAGCACGGTTGCTGAGCCTGCGCGTCGGAACCTCCCGGCTCGGAGTTGCTGCCATCGTCACCTGAACCGGAGCCGACGGCTCTGAGAGATAGTCCCCCACGGTGGCCCACGCCACGACGGTGTGGACGCCCCACTCGACGCCTGTGAGCGTGATGTCTCCCGATCCAACGCGCTCCTGCTCGTCGATCTCTTCGCCGTTGCTGGCCGCAAGACGCGCGCGGATGGTTATGCCGACCTCTCCTGCCACCGTCACGGTGACGATCTTCTCCACCGCTGACACGCCTGTTATCGTCGGAGCCAGCAGGACTGGTATCCCCCACTCGTACAGCTTCCCGAGAAGGCCTGTCCCGCCGTAGAGCTTCTCGTTGAAGACGGAGAGAGAGTAGATGCGGGTCTCTCCGCCGAGCTTAGGAGCCCTCTCTACCCACGCGTCCGTCCCGTTCCACTCGACCAGCTTCCCGCTCGGGTTTGTCCCGCCGTAGAGTTTGCCGTTGAAGACGGCGAGAGAGTAGATGTAGGTCTCTAGTCCAAACTTCGGAGCCTTCTCTACCCACGCGTCCGTCCCGTTCCACTCGACCAGCTTCCCGTTTGGATATGTCCCGCCGTAGAGCTTCTCGTTGAAGACGGAGAGAGAGTAGATGCGGGTCTCTCCGCCGAGCTTAGGAGCCCTCTCTACCCACGCGTCCGTCCCGTTCCACTCGACCAGCTTCCCGCTCGGGTTT